ACAGGTAATATTAATACTTCCAATAATTATCTAGTTGGTAACGTTGTTACTATTTCAAGTTCACGTGATTTTGACGGGGCCAATGTTACAGCATCAGGCACTGTATACGCAGGTACAGTTGACGGTAATTTGTCAACACTAAACCTTACAGGTAATGGTTCTGTTATTGTTAACGAAGATGCTGAAGATGTAGACTTCCGTGTTGAAGGTACATCAAACGCTAACCTAGTTTATGTTGATGCAGGTATCAACTCAGTTGGTTTTGGTGGTGTTCCATCAAGTGCTAACTGTACAGTTTGTATTGAATCTACTGATGCTATAAAAATTCCAGTAGGTACAACAGCACAACGTCCATCTGGTGTAGCCGGTATGATTCGTTACAACTCATCAACTGACCAGGTTGAAGCATGGGACGTAACAGACAGTGAGTTTAAAGCACTTGGTGTTCCATCATTTACTGTTATTGCGTCAGAGTCATTTGACGGTGATGGTTCAACAACTGCCTTTACACTAGGCAGTGATCAGACTACACAATCATGTATCGTAAGTATTAACGGTGTGGTTCAATTACCAACTACTGCTTACTCTGTGTCAGGCAATGCAATGACATTTACTGAAGCTCCAGAAACTGGTGATAAGATTGAAGTACGTCAAATTACTACAACTTCAACAGTTGCTTCATTAGCAAACGGTGCAGGTAACGTTACTATTGAATGTGCTGATACACAAGTTGAAATTACAGGTGACGTTGTTGTTACTGGTAACTTAACATTCTCAGGTCAGAACTTCTTAGGACAATATAACCATTCTAATGTTTATGTTGTTACAAGTTCAAACGCAACTAATAACACAGGTTCTACACTTGCTCTTACAGCCGGTACATTAGGTTTTGACCTAACACAGGCTTCTTACTATCAAGTGTTCTTGAACAGACAGTTGTTAAGACCAGCAGAAATTACTGTTAACTTAACAAACGGTACAATAACATTTGCAAGTGATACAGTTGCAGAAAACGATGAAATTGAGGCAGTGTTCCTCGCAACATAATCGTAAGTGAAGTATAGGGGGATGACATCCCCCATACTATTATTTTTAGGAGATTTAAAAATGTCACATACAGCAAGATTTGTTCGCTCAGGAGGATCAACAACATCATCATTCTCATTTGATCGAACAAAAAAATACAAGTATAACTCAACAGGTAGCTTGGTTGAGTTAGCGGCTAACGCGGAGCCAGCGGCAGACGAACTAGTTGTTACAGGTTCAAAAGCTGACTTACGTCGTTTAGACAACTTAGAAAGAAACGTTACTATTGTTGGCGCTAAAACAACAACATCAGACGGCGGTAATGCTAGTATTACAACTACTACTATTACTAAAGCTGGTACTAACGGTGTTGGTGATATTGGTTCATCAGCTAACAAGTTTGGTACTATTTACGGTACAGCATCATCAGCAGAGTATGCTGACTTGGCAGAAAAATATGAAGCAGACGCTGACTATGAGCCAGGTACAGTTTTACACTTTGGTGGTGAAAAAGAAGTTACTATGTGTGATCAAGAACATTGTACAAAAGTAGCAGGTGTAGTTTCAACAGCACCAGCCTACAGAATGAACGATGGTCTAGAAGCAGAACACACAGCAATGGTTGCACTACAAGGTCGTGTACCATGTAAAGTTAAAGGTCCAGTTGCTAAAGGTGATATGTTAGTATCAGCTGGTAACGGTATGGCTAAAGCTGAAGCAAATCCTAAAGTGGGTGCTGTTATTGGTAAGGCTTTACAAGCACATGAAGGTGACGAAGGTGTTATCGAAGTAGTGGTTAAACACTAAGTTATACAACCTTTTGAAGAAACCCGGCTAGTCCGGGTTTTTTCTTGACTTAAAATCTAAATACTTTTAATTCGTGATAAATAATATACAAATAAAGAGGATTTTGGACTATGGCAAAACAAACAGTTAACATCGGCGTAACAGCCAACGACAATACCGGCGATCCATTACGCACGGCTTTTGACAAGTTAAACGATAACTTTGATGAAGTCTATGCGGCTGGCCCAGTAGGTACAAATTTACAGATTTCAGATAATACTATTGCATCAACAAACACTAACGGCAATATTGACTTAAACCCAGCAGGTACTGGTACAATTATATTAAATGGCCCAACGCAGGCAAATGGTGTAGTATCACTAAACTCAACAGTTACAGGAAATATTATTCCTACTAGTGCTAATACCTATAATTTAGGTAGCTCAGCTGTACCATTTAAAGAAGCATTTATTTCTGGTGGTTCGTTACACATTGGCAATCTTGTTCTTAAAGAAGTAGATACAATGTTAGAAATTTACCAGTCTGATGGTGTAACAAATGCAATTTTATCTGGTAACTCAACAACATCAGGTACAGTTCTTAACAACGGCAATTCAGTGGTATCATTAACACAAAATGGTCCAATAACATTTTTTGCCAACAACTATCAAGATCCAAGTCCTACTACAACGGTTATTAACACATCAAATATTACAACACCAAATGTTGTAACAAGTGGTGATGTTACAGCAACAGGCAACATATCAGGTGATTACATTTTAGGTACAACTGCTGTTATTTCAACAGCCACAGTCCAAGGCGCAACAGTTGTAGCAACAGGTAATGTAACAGGTGGTAACTTAACAACAGCAGGTGATGTAACAACTGCTACTGTTACTGCTTCAGGAAATGTTAATGTTACAGGTGATGTACTTGCTACCAACGTATGGGGTACATTAAAAACAGCTGATCAACCAAATGTTACTGGAGTAGGTACACTAACTGACCTACAAGTTGATGGAGACTTATCAATAGCAAACGCTTCAGCAGTTATTGATTGTTATAATGTAACTGCTAATGGCACTGTTACAGCAACTACTTTCCAATCAACAACAGGTAATACAAGTGTTAGCGATAGCGGAATCACTTTAAATGATGGATCAACACAAACAACAGCGTTTGTTCCACATGTTATTTGGCAAACAGCAGACGGCAATGTTATCCAAAGTACTCCTACAAGTGCGTTTGGCCAAAGCATAGCATTAAAAGCTGGTAAACATTATGAATTTATGGGACACTTAATTCTTGACAATCAATCAATAGGTAATATTGAGGTTGGGTATACAGAAAGTGCGGGAGATATGTCTGAATTCTTCTCAGCAATTACTTCTGGACAACAAGGTGCAGGCGTTTCATATACACTTTTTTATAATGGTGTTTCTTCAGGAACTACAATATTTGATCAAGTAGGATCATATCATATTCAGTTTGTTGGAACATGTACTCCAACAAGTGACACAAATTTAACTATTAATGTGTCAAATACTACAGGAAATGTTGTTGTAAAAGCTGGTTCAAGTTGGAGAGCATTCGAATATAACGCAGACACAATAGGTAATATAGTCTAAGGGAGAGGTAAATGCCCTTAACCAGGCCTAAGGCACATCAACTATCCGGACAATCAGCAAAGAGCTCTGTACGTGTAGTTACAACATCAAACGTAACACTCAGCGGTGGCGCTCCAGCTACCGTTGACGGTGTTAGTCTTACCTTAGAAGATAGAATCCTTGTAACAGCACAAACAGATGCAACAGAAAACGGCATCTACCGAGTAACTTCGGTGGGTTCAGGTTCTAACGGTACCTGGGTACGTAGTCGAGACGCTAATCAAAATGAAGAAGTATTAGCAGGTATGACATGTATAGTTAGCGAAGGTACATCTTATGCTGATACATTTTGGAAATTAACCACTGATGGTGCAGTAACTTTAGGTACTACAGAATTAACATTTGAACAACATTCCTCAGGGGGTTCTTCGTTTGCTAACTTATCAGACGTTACACTTACATCAACATCAAGCAATGATATATTAACATACAATGGCAGTGCTTGGGTAAACAACACAGCAATTAACTTATCAGGTACCATTACAGGTGGTAACTTAACAACTGGTAATGTAACTATTGACGACGCAACTATCACTGCTACAGGTAATATTACAACCTCTGGATCGTTTATTGGTGATGGTAGCCAACTGACAGGTCTACCAGCAGGCTATACTGATGCTAATGTAACATCGTTGCTTTCAAATCTTGGTTCAAATAATATTTCAACAGCAGGCTCAATTACTGTTAGTGGTAGAGTTGCCACAGGCGAAGTAAGTGCTCATGGTCTAAGTAGCACATCTAGTTTAACACTTAGAGGTGGTGTATCATCAGATGGTATTAAACTACAATTTTGGGATAGTAGTTGGACAGACGCACTAGCAATTAGAGAAAGCACACATGATATTTTGGCGTCATATCCGTTTACTGCTACTGGTAATATCACAGGTGGTAACTTATTAACAGGTAATGTAACTGTTAGCGACGCAACTATCACTGTAGACAATGTAACTTATACCGGCACAGATGGTACTACAGGACAAGCACTGTTAACATATGGTAACGGTGTTACCTACTTTGGTAATGTTGCCACAGACAGTGGTGCAACATATACAACAGGTAATACAGCACCTGTATCGCCAAGTGTGGGTGACAAATGGTTTGACACTGATGATGAAATATTATTTGAATACATCAATGACGGAACAAGTAATGTTTGGGTAGATACTACAAGTGCTTCAACAGGTGACAGCACAACAGGCGACTATGCTATTACAGGTAATTTAACAGCCGGTGGTAACGTAGCAACAGGTAATGTAACTGTTACAGATTCAACTATTTCAGCAACTGGTAATATTACAGGTGGTAATGTTATTAGTAGTGGTAGTATATCAGCCGGCGGAAACTATCTATCAAGTCAACCCTCATTTAGAAACCTTATCATCAATGGTGATATGAAGATTGCACAGAGAGGGACGAGTGCAGTTTCTGGTAGTCCTAATTTTCCAGTAGATAGATGGAGAATTGTGTCAAATCAATCTAGTAAATTTACAGCACAACAATCTAGTGATGTTCCTACTGGTCAAGGGTTTAAAAACTCAATAGTATTTACATCTTCATCTGCTTATACAGAAGCTTCAGGAGATTACTTTTTAGTTCAACATAGATTTGAAGGAAATAATATAGAACATTTACACTATGGTAATGCTAGTGCTAAAACAGTTACAGTTTCATTTTGGGTGAAGTCATCATTGACTGGTACATTTGCTGGTGCATTAAGAGATGGTGGTTCTTATACTACATCTTATATATTTGAATATACAATATCATCTGCTAACACATGGGAGTATAAAACTGTAACAATATCAGGACCAACAAGTGGGACATGGTTGACTGGCACTAGTGTTGGAGCTGAATTAGGTTTTGCGTTAGGTGGTGGTAGTGAGTTTAATGGCACTGCTAGTGCTTGGCAGTCTACTAATGATTTTATAACATCATCAGCAAATAGATTAGTAAATACAAATGGTGCTACACTGTACATCACAGGTGTGCAATTAGAAGTAGGTTCACAAGCCACCCCCTTTGAACACAGAATGTATAGTACAGAGTTAGCAATGTGTCAGAGGTATTTTTATATTGCTGATTCTTATCTTGGTGGTGCTCCAACTTATCCTACTATTGGTGCAGGTTACAATGTATCATCAACAGAAGCTAGAATTTCAATTCAATATCCTGTAATGATGAGAGCAAAACCAACATTATCCTACACAGGAACTTTATATGTATTAAATAGTGCTGGTAGTGGTCTAGCAGTAACCTCTATTGCCAGTAATTATGGTAACCCAATGTCAGCCATGGTTGCTTTTGGAGTAGCATCAGGATTAACACAAGGTCATGGGACTGTAGTAATTACTAACAATGGTTCTGGGCAAACATTTCAAGCGAATGCGGAGTTATAAATGACAATTACATATCAAAAACAACTTGGGTTTAATAACGATTTAATATCGCTTTCTAAAAAAGAAAATGGAGTGCAAGTTGCTTGTGTTCCAGTAGATGAAGCAAACACAGACTACCAAGAATATCTTGCTTGGGTAGCACTAGGTAATACACCAGAACCAGCGGACGAATAAATAGAATAAAGGATTAATATTATGGCATTTCCAACTTCACCAAGTAACGGTGACCAAACAACAATAAATGGTGTGTTGTATCAATACAACTCAACTAAAACTGCTTGGGTGCGTGTAGCAAACCCAGGGCTGGTTGCTGGTGGTGCAATATACGAAACTAGTCAGGTAATGTCTGAAAGTTACACAGTAGGTACAGGTAAAAATATAATGACGGTAGGACCTTTAACATTAAAAAGTGGTGTGTCGTTGACAATACCTTCAGGTTCTAAACACGTGGTATTATAGGGATAGCAAATGGCATCAACAATTAACGCAAAGACAACAGGCACAGGTGGTATTGAATATACTGCTGATGCCAGTGGCGAAATAGAATTACAATCTGATGGTGTAACCAAAGCCAAAGTTACAGCCAACGGATTACAAGATGCTAATGGTAACTCTCTTCGTGGTGGTAGTTTCCGTAACCTTATCATCAATGGTGATATGAGGATTGCACAGAGGGCAACGAGTGTAGCTAGTATTACTTCTAGTGGATATTATACATTAGACAGATTTGATATTGGTGGAACTACATTTGGAACATTTACTCAATCTCAAGACTCAGATGTTCCTACTGGACAAGGTTTTAATAAAAGTATTAAATTTTTATGGACTACTGCTAACGCTAGTTTAAGTGCTAATTCTTTTTTACAAATGCACCAAAGTATAGAAGGACAAAACTTACAACATCTTAAAAAAGGCACAGCAAACGCTGAATCTTTAACTGTATCTTTTTGGGTTAAATCTAATAAAACTGGAACATATATAATACGATTATCAGATATTGATAATACCAGAATGATATGTAAATCATATACGATTACCGTAGCAGACACTTGGGAAAAGAAAACATTGACATTTGTTGGAGATACTGTTAGTGCTTTTGATAATGACAATGGAAGAAGTTTAGATTTAACTTTTGGTTTATGTGCTGGAACAGACAATAGTTCTGGAACACTACAAACAACATGGGGAACTGATACTCCAGCTAATAGATTTGTTGGACAAGTTAACCTCGCAGACGCTGTAAATAATTATATCAACATCACAGGCGTCCAACTCGAAGTCGGAGAAGGTGCTAGTGACTTTGAACACAGAATGTATAGCCAAGAGTTAGCTATGTGTCAGAGGTATTATTATTTACATTGTGAAGGAACTTCAAGGGCAGTAGCAAATGGTGCTATGTATACAGCATCAGTAGCTTATGCAAACATCAAATTTCCAGTGAATATGAGAGCAGACCCAAGTCTTGAAGTTGCTTCAGCAACTAATTTTAGAGCCTTTGCGGGTAATGGTTTCTCCAATGCAACAGGTGTATCAATTTGGAGTCAAGGTGGTACAACAAACGAGTTTATATCTTTATCAGGATTATCTAGAACTCAAGGTCACGCTTGTTTTATAGACACAAATAATGCAGATTGTAAATTAGCATTTAGCTCGGAGTTATAATTATGGCTACATATAAATTAGTAAGAAATGAAGCATTACAAACAGTAAATCAAGTTAAAAAAATAATTAGCGATGATACATATACGCTTATACCATTTTCACAAGACAACACAGACTACCAAGAATACTTAGAATGGGTAGCACTAGGTAACACACCAGAACCGGCAGACGAATAAGGACAACACATGAGTAAAATATCATCAGGAACAACAACAGCAACCGGCTTAGTACAAACTTCAGATACCACAGGTAATCTAGAGTTGCAGACTAATAATGGCACTACTGCTGTTACTTTTGATACTAATCAAAATGCTAGTTTTGCAGGTGATATTTCTGTACAGGGCGGCAACTACCTATCAAGTCAACCCTCATTTAGAAACATTATCATCAATGGTGATATGCAAATATCACAAAGGGGAACTTCATTTTCAGACCCAAATGGTTTTACTTTAGATAGATGGAGATATGTAAAAAATGGTATATCTGGTGTTGTGGCTATAACTCAAGACACAGATACTCCTTCTGGACAAGGATTTTCAAAATCTTTAAAAATTGCTGTTACAACAGCAGATACCAGTATTGAAACATCTGAATTTGGAATTTTAACATATCTTATAGAAGGTCAACATCTTCAACATCTAAAATATGGCACATCAAATGCAAAAAAAATAACAGTTTCATTTTGGGTTAAATCTAATAAGACTGGAACTTATTGTGTCGCGGCACAAAAAATAGATGCAACAAGATATGACTATGTAATAGAATATACTATTAATTCAGCAAACACATGGGAAAAGAAAACAATTACTATTACTCCAGATAGTAATATTCAAGCAAGTGGTGGTGTTATTGATAATGATAATGGACTAGGTTTAGCATTAGCATTTCCTTTAGCTGATGCGGCAAATAGACAAGGCACAAACAATACTTGGAATAGCTCTTTTCCAGCAACCTCTACAAGCAATCAAGTTAATTTTTTAGACTCTACCTCTAACTACATCAACATCACAGGCGTACAACTAGAAGTAGGTGAAAACGTTACTCCCTTTGAACACAGACCATATGACGTGGAATTAGCTAGGTGTCAGAGGTATTTTCAATCTTTTGGTGGAAACAATGTAGCTGAAACAGTAGGGCAAGGTACTTCATTTAGCACAACGAATACTTATGTTTTAATTCATTTATTACAAACTATGAGGAGCGTTCCGTCACTTGGGTATAGTGCTGTGGGTGATTGGAGATTACATTATCCTGGAGTAACAGGGCAAGAAGCTACAGCTATGGCAATTGCTACAAATGATTCAAATAATACAAAAGTAATTGTTAATACAACAACAGCAACCAATGCTAGTATGGGTGGTGGAAAATGTATTCAATTAACGGCTGATTCTACAATTAGTGCTAGATTAACTTTTAGTGCGGAACTATAAATATGCAATATAAAATAATAAATGATGCTTATGGAAATGTTGGTTCAATAGAACTAACAAAAGAAGATAATACAAAAATATCTATCCCACTAGACCCAGCAAACACAGACTACCAAGAATATCTTGCTTGGGTAGCACTAGGTAACACACCAGAAGAGGCAGATTAATGAGTACAATAAAATCAAAAAAAGTTCAGATAGGTTATGATAGTACAAGTACTAATAACTTTACTATGTACCAACCAGCTACACCTGATGGTACATTAAGGATTGGTGTAGGAAATGCTGATAATCCTACAGAGGTAGGTCGATTTAATAGTAATGGTTATGTAGCAACCAATGCACCAGCGTTTAGTGCAAAAGCGGCTGTTGACCAATCATTTTCTACAAGCACTTGGACAAAAGTTGTATTAGGAACAGAAGAATTTGATACCGCTAATTGTTTTGATAATGCAACTAACTACCGTTTTACCCCAACTGTTGCTGGGTATTATAATTTTCAAGCTCATATAAGAATAAATTATAGTAGCACTGCTGGAGATACAATATTTGTAGCTGTATATAAAAATGGCAGTGAAGTAGGTAGAGCATCAAGATTAGGTGTGACTGGCAACTGGGGAGTATTACCTATATCTACTATGTGTTATATGAATGGTTCTACAGATTATGTAGAATTATATGTACAAAGCAATCATACAAGTAGTTTTGTGGATTACTTTTGGGGACAATCTAATAGCGGTTCTAAATTTCAAGGTTATTTAGTACAACAAGCATAAGGGAAAAAACATGACACTATACGATAAAATATTAGCAGTAAGATCAAACCTAACAGCAGACGACTTTGCACCTGACACAGGCACAATCGTTTTACAAAATGATAGCGATGGTCGAGGTGACTACATCAAAGAATGGAATCACCCTACTGAAACACAACCAACACAGGCAGAACTTGACGGAGTAGCATAATGACTATTAGTATCAAATCACCTACCAGTACCACAGGAGCTCTTCAGTTAAATGCAAGTGATGTACTGACTATAGAATCAGACAGAAGTGTTGATATTGATTCAGGCACACTCCATGTAGATGCTACTAATAATCGTGTAGGTGTTGGTACAAGTAGTCCTGGAAGTCCTCTAACAGTATCAGGTATATCTTCTTTAGGGGTTGACCAAGCAGATTATATTAATATTAGAGGTGGTGGTGGAACTGGAAGGGTAGAAACAGTTGGCACAAATACCAATATTAATTTAGCACTTTCTACTAAAGGCACTGGTGCATTTTATTTTTGGGGAAATGGTTATGGCAGTAATGCACTTATGACCATTGACCAATATTCAAATCTTAATTTAGGATATACAGCAGAATCAACAGTAAATTTTCAAGGGATGACAGCAGGGGCTTATGTTGATGTGAAACACCCTTCGTCTGCTAGTAGTGGATATGGATACATAAGATTTTTTTGGAACGGAAGTATAATAGGACAAATTGCACAAAATGGAACATCAGCAGTTTCATATAACACCTCATCAGACTATCGTCTAAAAGAAAATGTAGCACCTATGTCTGGTAGCATAGACAGACTAAAACAACTTAAACCAAGCACATGGTCATGGACACAAGATGGTTCTCATGGTGAAGGATTCCTAGCACACGAAGCACAGACAGTTGTACCTGAAGCAGTGACAGGAACTAAAGATGCTATGCGTACAGAGGAGTATGAAATTACTCCAGCAGTATTAGACGATGATGGTAATATAGTGACTGAAGCAGTTATGGGAACCAGAGAAGTGCCTGACTATCAAGGCATAGACCAATCTAAACTTGTACCATTATTAACAGCCGCACTTCAAGAAGCTATCACAAAGATAGAAGCATTAGAAGCAAGAGTTGCAACACTAGAAGGTAATTAGGAGTAACATATGAGCATAACAATTAACGGCGTTGGATTTGTAGAAAACTCAGTGACATTAGACACTGACTACACCTTAGGCATTAACAAGAATGCTATCACAGCAGGTCCTGTAGATATTGCTGATGGTGTAACCATTACTATCAGTGATGGATCAACTTGGACAGTATTATAATATGGCAACAACAATCAAGGGCACAGGCACAAGTACATTTGGTGGTGCTGTAGATTTAGGTTCTAATAACTTAACTACAACAGGTAATGCAGATGTTGGTCAGGTCATAACAGATGCACCAGCGTTTAGTGCTTATTTACCTTCTAATCAAACTATTTCATCTGCAACATGGACTAAAGTAACTTTATCATCAGAAGATTTTGATACAGCTAGTTGTTTTAATACATCAACATATCAATTTACTCCAACAGTTGCTGGATATTATTCTATTACTGGTGCTGTGAATGGAGGCGTTGGTGGAAATTTACAAAATTTCTTTGTTAGAATATCTAAAAATGGAACAGCAGTTACAGAATTTGGTGATGCTTATACATCAGCAAGTTTAGATGATGGATTTATAAGCCAGACAATATTAGTTTATTTAAATGGTTCTACTGATTATATGGAATTGTATGCTTATCAAACAGGAGGAGCAACTGGAATATATGGTAATTCTAATTCCGCAACAAGACTTTCAGGATTTCTAGCGAGGGCAGTATAATATAACAATGGAAGAAATATACCGCAAAGACTATGATGGTGAATACGTTATTCTTAATACAAAAATTAAAGATGGAAAACGTGTTAGTGAAAAAGAATGGGTTGACAATCCTATTGAAAATCAACACATCTCAGGTCGTGCCGCAGTTATAGCCAGTGGTGAATCACGCTCAACATTTCCAATCAAAAAACTAGAACGTCACAGAGGTGGATTACTAGGTCGTAAAAAACTTCAAACATATGGTACCGGTGAACTGCATAACGAAATGCAGGTAGACTTTTTTATTACATTTGATGAACGTAAACTACAAGAGTGTATTGATTCTAAATACACAGAACGTGCTACAGTGTATACATCAGCTAGAAAGTGTATTGAACATCCAGGTGAATTCTTTTTAGTACCACAATCAATGAAAGGTCGTACTGCTGTTGTAGCGGCGTGGTTAGCCTGCTTTGATGGACACAAAGAAATATTTTTACTAGGATTTGATGGACAGTTTTGTGAAGGGTATAACAACAATATCTACATTTCAGAAGACGATCCCAACAAACATAACACAGTAGAAGATCATAAGATGCGTCAACAGATGCTAGAACTTATGGAAACATATCCAGGTGTTGACTTTTATCATGTTAACACAGGACAACGCACCTATGAAGAATGGCACAATAGGCCAAACTTCCATCGCATGACATATCAAGAGTGGATCAGCTACTGCGACATATAATCATATAACTTGATAAATAGTTATATGGCACTTAACGGAATATCAACACAATCAACAAAACAACTCAAGCAAGAGCAGAAACTAGAGATCGCTGAAGCTAAACGCCAAGGCAAAACAGTTACTGCCAGTGCTGGTTCCTACTCCATCACGGGTAGCCTGGACAGCACACAAAACTATTATAGACAATTGAATGTCGAGAACATCAACCTCCTACCAACCAAGTATTCCAGCAACACAGTTGTTGACAACACAGTGGACGGCGGAGTGTTAACCTTAGGAAGACCATGGGGATCAGCCCCATTGGGCGTGTTGCCAGATCCAGTAGAAAACCCTGAAGAAGCGGTTGCTCCAACAACATTTGTAACCTTGCAGTTCTGGTATGACGGTGCTGACACTGATCAATTTGTTCCAAGTGCGACAGATGAACAAGACATAACACAATGGACTGACAAGTCTGTATTGGCACACAACGCTAACCCAAGCGGTGGTGCAACCAGACGTCCAAGTTATGAAAATACTGTTCCATTGAACGGCTATGGCTATCTAGAGTTTGACGGTAATGATCACTTGACTATTAACCCATTTACAGATTTACAAAGCCAACCAGGATTTACTATGTTTATAGTCAGCAAGTTTGTCGACACCACGGGCATCAAGCACCTGACAGACACTAACAGCGGTGACCTAAAAATGTTTGCTGACGGCACGGCTATGACAGTGGGTATGGAAGGAGTAACAGCCACAGTAGCCAGTGAAGCCAACACTAATTGGGCTATACACACATTGGCATTTGACGGTAGTCAGACTGGCAATGCCGCAAGATTGGCGTATAGAAAAGACAAGACTGCTAAAACATTATCATTCACAGGCACAGTTGGTGCAACAACCAACGCATCACAGACAACATTTGACCTAGGCAACGAGAACGGCGGCGGAGTAAAAGGTATGGAAGGCTACATAGCGGAGGCCATACTGTTCAAGAAGGCATTGACCTCCGCAGAGATACAGAACATCGAGAACTACTTGAGCAACAAGTGGGGCCTATAATAAGTTAAGTTAGACCAGACTCGATAGTTTTAACTTTACTCTGAATTTCATCAACATTAATAGTAGCAAAGAAACCTGGATGTAAAGGCTTAGGTATTTCACCTGAGGTTATCCAAGTATAACCATAATGTTCATTGTTTAAGGTAGGAATAAATTCTTCTTCTAATAATCCAAAGAATGTATGATAGACAAACTTGTTGTCTGGTGATGTAAAATGTTCTATAGGTATTAGTTTAACAACAGCAGGATAACTGCCAAGTTCTTCTTGACACTCACGTTGAATAGCATCTAATAGGCTTTCACCAGATTCTACTTTGCCACCAGGAAGTCCCCAAGTGCCTGGATGCTTAGGATCATTTCTTAGTAGATAAAGATATCTGTTTGTTGATTTACTGTAAAGCCAAATGCCTACAGCATTTATAGTACTAGACTCCATTCGCCGCCCGGATATAAACCTTGATAGCTTTTAGTCCAACTAGTGCCATCCCATTTATATTGAATACTCGTTGTTAAATTGCTTACATATTGTTTAGTGTTGTTAGCACTGGCGTCGAAAGAAACTGCCCAATTTGAACCATCATATTCAATGATGTCGTTGGCTGAAGCAACAATATCACCCCAGGCATCTGAAGCATCTGTATTGGTTGCATCACCTATTGCTTCTAATAATAGATAACGTTGTCCACTTACTGCCGCGGCAAGTCCTGCACCTGGACCACTTGTGAGTGGGTCAATAACTGCTGTAACTGCTGTTAGTGTATTAGTTGGTGTTGTATCTGCGTCAATAGTGAATAATAAAATACTATCATCACTTGGATGGAAAGCTACAGTACCTACAACTTCTGATTCTGTACCAGGTATTGTTAGTCTAATTTGACTAATACCAGCACGTAGTTCACCATATACATCAACCAGACTAGGCCAATCTGCTGTGGATGTTTGTATTTCGGCAGGGTTTAGCGTATCTTCGTTGGCTTCAATATCATTGTGTTTAAGCAACTGTAATTGGTTGTTTACTAGCACAACTTGATACCCAAATGGTGTAATTTTTTGACGTGTACCTAATAGTAAATCATCGTTAACTAACGCCTCTCTGGCATCGCCGTTAGAGTCAAATACTGATGCAATAATTTTATGAACCACACCCATTTTAGTAACTCTAGCAGGAGGACTAATCCAAATTGGTAAACTAAATGTTAGTGTAGTAATATCAATAGCAGTTTCTGTATTCATTGGTATTGAACGTGAACTCCAGTTAGTGCCTGTTAGTTCAACCACTGATAATGATGTCCAATCAATATAATTGTCTGTTGATTGTATTTCTAAACTTGGATTAAACAATGTTAATACTTGTTCAAGTACTTGTAGTTTCATTGTTGTATTTGATGTCCATATATCTAAATTAATTGTTAGGTTATATGGTACTGGCATAATACGTTCTACTGTAAACGCATTACCCTGTGTTTGTTCGTATGTTTGTGTGGTGTCATCCCAGGTACGCTGTCTAAATACTTTTTTATCTACAAAAGTGGGATCTTGCATTCTATCTCTAGCATAATCCATTGCTGTAATATAGAATGTCATCATTGGTGTATTAGGCATTTTATTTGCTGAGTTATCAGACATAATAACACTAGCCTGTTTACTAGCATCACCATAACGCACAGGTATTCTGGCATAAGTAGGTGCACCTGACTCATCTCGACCATACTCAACTTGAAAGTTACTAAAGATTCTTGTAAATTGTAATAAGAATCTTCTTATCTGTTCATCATAAAAGAAACTCTGTAATGCCATTAGTTATCCTTTGTAGGCTTGAGCAAGTCTGATAGTGATTGACGACTTGGAACTGTGCCTCTGTCTGTTGTTGTAATATTTTGTGAGTTATTAACAAATCCACTACGCTGTGTTTTATTATCGCTACCAGGAGTAAGATCAGTTCTAACGCCATCTTCAACTTTAACCCAACGCACTCCATCATAACGGAATAATCTATTAGGGAAGTAGTCTAGTCTTAATGCGTAATCACCTGTGTCTGGGTTACTAGGAAACGCAACACCCGATGTTACTGATTGTGCATTAGGCGGAATGTTATTACCTGTTAAGTAACCTACTAGGTAACCATCTGCTTTAGGTGTAGCATCAACATCTGATTCGTCAGTTTCGTTAGTGCCAACTACATAAAAACCTGAATTATCATAACCACTTTGTGGTACTTCTGCTTCTGCTTGTTGTAGAATAGCATCATTGATTTCAATATTTTTCTTCTTCTGACTTACAAAGTCTTCAATGGTACCTGCACTTGGATTGTCTGGATCCATTGGCTTGTTAAGAATATCATTGTATTCTTGACTTGCTGTAAGTGGTGTTAATTTAACACGCCATAAGTGTGGTAGCCAAGTTTGTGAAAAACCTTCAGATGCAAAACTTGCATCTTGTACTACATAATATCGTGGTAGTGCTTTAGGACCCGATGTGTCTAAGGGATGATAATCTTTTAAGTTAGGAAACTCAAGTACGTCGCCAGCCATAAGTTTACGACCTAAGGTGTCAACCATATCGTTGTAATGGAATGTTACAAATACTGTGTCGCCGTTTAAGAATAAACCAAACTGTGTAAGATCAAAATCAATATCCTGTGCATTATATACGCCACGCATGATGTATATGCTATCATCATATTCACGATCTCTATTTTCTAAAAACAATAGATCTTCAATAAACAGTGGATTAGATTCATCATATAACGGTCTAGTAGCATCTTCATTGTCTCTAGTTGCTGAATCACCTACAGTTTTAGGACCAAGGTATTTGTGTACATACAAATCTAGTCCACCAACAGTATACATTTCTCTGATTGTGTTATCTAAGAACTTGTAATCATTTGTTTTATTTGGTCTATACAGACTTAATTTTGGCATTTCTGTTTCCTATTTTGTATTATTTATCGTCTTTTAGCACCTTGACAATAAATCCAAAAAGTATTATAATATAAGAAATTTTAGTATACACTAACAAGATGGATAAAATACAATCATCGTTGGACTGGCAACGTCTAAGACAGCAGTTAGAACAAAAAATCAACGGTTTTGACTATAAAATTCGAGAAGACTTATATATAATGTTAAAAAATGCAGATATACTAATAACTGAATTAAGTATAGAAGAAATTGAATGCCGTAGACAACACAAACCTACCAAGCGTTTTTTAGAAAAATTAGATGAAACAAATATTATGATAAATGACATTAACAAAATGATAACCATGGGAGCATTACTTTGAACACAGCCATTAAGAAAGCAAAAGTATCTATAGAAGATAAAAAGCATTATGGCGAAGAAAGATTATTTGATGCTCAACCCACTCCTGAGAATAGAAATATTGAGCTCAGTAGCAGAACCTATTGGTATAATTACACACAAGACAAAAAAACAGCTAAGAAATGGTTAGTAGAATGGCTTGAGCTTAATAAGCATAAAGATTTAGCCAAATCTATTAGCAAAATTAAAGACGTTTGGACACCAATAACCAGTGGATGGTATTCAAGAATGTCTATGGTTGGCCTTGAACTAACAGACCACGAAAAAGAACACATCTTAAAGGCCAGTCATGCCGCAATAGTAAACAGTCAACGATCAGCTGATGCTGACGATGACGCAGAAAAAGAAAAACCCAATAGACCAAACATACAAGAAATTATGATTGGCAAAGCACATGACGCCGCTGGTGAAATTGACGAGATATGGGACAAGTATCTTGAAGGTACCATTAAAGCCAGTGAAAAGCCTGAAGGTATTAGACAGATATTAGCCAGTTATAATATTCTGGCACAGCACGTTTCTATAATAAAAGATATGTGGATTAGACAGAAAAAAGAATTAGAGGAGGCTATAGCCGACATAGACGCTGATTTAAGCGAGGGCTATGCTTGTTATACTAAGACCCAGCAGAAGAACATGATCTCGTACTGTACAGCGATTATAGCAGAATTAGACGCATATCATCAGAGTAAGAAGGCCAAGACTGGCGTTAGACGTAAAAAACCTGTAAGTCCTGAGAAGCAAGTTTCTAAATTAAAACACCTACGTAGATATGATGAGCTTAAATTAGAAACTGTTGAACCAACAAGAATACTTAAAGCAAGTGAGCTTTGGGTATACAATGTTAAAAATCGTAAACTACAATACTATGTTGCTGACGAATACGCCAAAGTGTTTGCAGTCAAAGGCACAAGTATCCTAGGCTTTGACACTAACAAGTCAAGTCAAAAAACCTTGCGTAAGCCACAAGAATTTTTAAAAGAGTTGCGTATGGCAGGCAAACCAGATAGTCGTAAATTGTTTGATAATTTAAAAACTACAGGCACAGCAGTCAACGGTCGTTTCAACGAAAACTTAATCATCATTAAAGCAACTTAATCAATACTCTGCCGAGTTGATAAATACTATTAACGGAGAACTATAAATGGCAGATTTAACTACATTAAAAGATGAACTATTCAACTATGTTGAGAAACGCCTTGGTGGCGGTATTGTTGACGTTGAATTAGATCCTGATCACTATGAAGTAGCATACAGTAAAGCATTAACTACTTACAGACAAAGAGCTCAAAATGCCTATGAGGAAAGTTATGCTGTTTTAGAAATGCAAGAAAATCAAAACACTTACACACTTCCGCAAGAAGTTAGTTCAGTTAGACAAGTGTTTAGACGTACTATGGGAGACGCTACAGGCCCTTACTCATCAAGTTTTGACCCATTTAGTTCTGCAACATTAAACGTTTATTTGCTAAACTATTCATATGGCGGCGGATTAGCAACATATGATATGTACACTCAATACGTTGAAATGGCCGCAAGAATGTTTGGTGGCTACATGAATTATACATTTAATCCTGTAACAAAACAATTAAATCTAGTTAGGGATCCTAAATCATCAGGTGAAAAAATATTACTTTGGACATATAACTTAAAACCAGAAATTATTTTACTACAAGACAATGCTATGAAGCAGTGGTTAAGAGATTATACATTTGCCGCAAGTAAAATGATCATAGGTGAAGCTAGAGAAAAATTTGCTTCAATTGCTGGTCCACAAGGTGGTACTGCTTTAAATGGTTCTGCACTTAAATCAGAAGCACAAGCAGAAATGGACAGACTAATTGACGAACTAGCAACATACACAGACCACTCACAACCACTTACTTGGGTAATTGGTTAATGAAAATATTTGAAATTATTGGTGAAGGCCAAATCTTTGCACGTACAGGCAAAGGTGGTGCTGGTGGTTCAGCCAAGGTTAAAATGAAATGGCGTTGCGATACTGGTCCAAGAGCTGGTCGTATTGTAGGCAAACCATCAGACTGTGGTGGTGCCATTGATGTAAAAAAACGTGCTCAAATGAAAAAAACACGTGCCAGAACTAAAGTAAGACAAGCACGTAGGGCTAAAAAAACTAAAAAACTAAATGTAGCAAGTCGTATTATGCAGGCGTTAAATCAGTTTCATCGTAGAGACTTACAAAAACGCACACAATCAAAAAGACGCAAACCAACAGACCCGTTTAAAAAACGTGCTTCTTATCCAAAACGTCCAACACGTCCTCAACGTAAACCAAAAAAGTTTAAATAGGTTGACTTAATATTCAACTGGTAGTATAATACTAGTATGGATTTAATGATTGATATAGAAACACTAGGCACAGGCCCAGACGCTATGATTATGACTATAGCGGCTCAGGTATTTGACCCATTATCTACAGGATGGCCTGACAGACACTTTTATGCTAGAGTAAGTACAGATAGTCAGCCAAATCGTAAAGTTGATGATACTACCATTGAATGGTGGGCAACACAAGGACCTGAAGCACAGCGAGAAGTGTTTGAAGAAGTAGGTAGAAGAGATTTACACGACTGTTTAGACGAACTTGGTAAACTGATATGGCAAAGTGATCGCATATGGGCAAATGGCATTTGTTTTGACATGAACATATTAGAACATGCTTTTAAAGAACATGGTATCCCTTTACCGTGGAAGTTTTATCATGTGCGTGATGCTAGAACTGTTTATGCTCTTTGGCCAGATTTACCTCAACCCAAGTCAGCTAGTCATCATGCACTAGATGATTGCAAACGACAAATTACAATGCTACAAGACTGTATCAAACACTTAGGGATAAACAAACTAAAATGATCATAGCAATTAGCGGACTTATAGGATCAGGTAAAGATACTGTCGCAGACTATCTTGTTAACTTACACGAGTTTAGAAGAGAAAGTTTTGCAGGTAACTTAAAAAATGCTATGTGCGAAATATTTGGTTGGGACCGTGAAATGCTGGAAGGACGTAGCAAATCAAGTCGCGAATGGAGAGAACAAGTAGATGAATGGTGGGCAAAACGGCTAGGCATTCCACATCTAACTCCACGTTGGATTTTACAGCACGTTGGAACAGATGTTATCCGTGGACAATTTCACGATGATATGTGGTTAGCAAGTTTAGAAAACAAACTACGTAAAACAGATGATGATATTGTTATTAGCGATGTACGTTTTAAAAACGAAGTTAAAATGCTAAAAAGTTTAGGTGCTGTCTGCGTCCAGGTAGTTAGAGGTAAAAGACCAAATTGGTATACCGAAGCAATCAAAGCAAATACCATTTCAGATAAATTAGTAGTAGCAAACGCAAGACAAAATTTAGAACATGTGTATAAAATTCACCGTTCGGAATACGATTGGGTTGGTACAGACTTTGATGCTACTTTAGATAATAATGGATCAATGGATGATTTGTATGCTCAAATTGAAAAACTATTGTCTGTTAGGAATCTGGAGCAAGATCTCCAGGCTTCCATGTTGAATCCTGCCTCTGTATAATCACACCACAATTTAAACAAACCGATCTTAAATTAATTAATTCGTTATTGTTTAAGTTTCCATCTATATGGTAGACTTGTATTTGACTACCGTGCTTTGCTCTAAAACTACAAATATCACAGTTTAATTTTTTCTTATATCCTTTGATTAACCACCTAGGTGTAGGTGTTTTAATTTTACGATGTTTGTTTATGCAGATCGCACAACGGCTACGGTAATGTGTCTTACCTTCCTTCTTATAGTTAATAGCGGCTGGGTGATGGTTACAAGCCTTGCATATAGGGCGATTCATGTAGGTATTTATAGCAAAACCTTTGCAAAGGCACTTTAAACAGGCAGTTTTAGGGCTAATAGCATAAATATTCGTAACAGTTAAAAGAACTGATTTATACAAGAGGAAAAATATTATGGCATTAGTATCCCCAGGCGTAGAAGTAAGTATAGTTGACGAAAGTCAATACTTACCTTCCGCATCAAATTCGATTCCATACATGCTTATCGCAACAGCACAAAACAAGATAAGTGGTACAGGAACTGGCGTAGCTTCAGCAACAACTGCGGCTAACGCAAACAAAGTACAATTAATTACTAGCCAAAGAGAATTAGCAACACTATATGGTAATCCATTCTTTTATTCAACGACAAGTGGTACTCCGCTTAACGGTTATGAATTAAATGAATATGGTTTATTAGCGGCTCACTCAGTGTTAGGTGTTTCTAACAGAGCTTATATTCAACGTGTTGATATTGACTTAGCAGGCTTAACAGCAAGATTAACTCGTCCAGCAGGCGATGCAGACGATAACTCATATTGGTTAGACACTACAGAAACAGAATGGGGTCTATTTGAGTGGAGCAAAACAACAGGTAAATTTACAAACAAAAAACCAATAGCTATTACATCAACAGATGATGTAACAGCAGGTGTGCCTAACTCATCAGTTGGTGCAATTGGTGATTATGCTGTTGTTACAACAAACGCATCAAACCCTGTCTACTATAAAAAATCAGATAACACATGGGTGTTAGTTGGTTCAGACGATTGGCAAAATGCTCACTACTCAGTGCAAAGTAGTACAACAAACCCAGTGTTAACAGGTGGTCATACTTTAGTGATTAATGGCACAACTGTTACTTCAACAGGTACTACAGTTACAACATTAGCGGCAGAAATTAATTCAAATAATATTACAGGTATAACAGCCGCGGCTGTTAACGGTAAGTTAGAAATTTATGCTGACTCAGACGTAACTCCAGAAGGTTCATCAGCAGACGGCGCATGGACTATTGCTAACGGTACAGGTACACTGTTAACAGATTTAGGTATTACAGCAGGAACATATTACGCTCCTGAATTTGTACAAGGAAAACACACAGAATTACCACGTTGGAAAACAACTGATACTGCTCCAAGACCAACAGGATCTTTATGGCAGAAAACAACTTCAGTTAACCAAGGTGCTAACATTGTTGTTAAACAATATGATGTAAACACAGACTCATGGGCTACATTAACAGTTCCTTTATATGCTGATGATGCCACAGCAAACAAAGAACTTGATGCCGCTGGTGGCGGTAGAAACATTTCAGCAGGTGTTGTATACGGCTACTTAGATTGGTCAGAAAACTACACTGCTACATTAAAATTACATGTACGTTCACAAACAGGTGACACAGTAGCCACATCAACTGTAGTAAGTCCTACAATGACAAACGCTGACGCATTTACTATTTCAGCAAGTGTTAAAGGTTCAACTACAATGTCAACTCCAGTAACTGCTACACTATCAGGTACTACTATTGCTGACTATGCGGCGGCATTTAATGCGGCTAACGTTGCTAATACAGTTGCTAGTGTAACAGATGGTTACTTAACAATCAAACATACACAAGGTGGAGTAATTAAAATTACAGACACAGTTGGTACACCAACACAGGATGCGTATGGCGTAACTGGTATTTCACAATTATCAGGCAACATGAGATCATCAGCAGATCTTCTGAGTGTAATTATTTCAAACTGGAATACATTAACATATGAAGCAAAAGGTTCTGAACCAACACAAGATCCAGCAAATGGTACAAAATGGTACTATTCAGCAATTGATGAAGTAGATGTTATGATACATGATGGTTCAAACTGGAAAGGTTATAGAAACGTAACTAATGATGTACGTGGGTTTGATTTATCAAATACCAATGCTAAAGGTATCCAAGTTGGTGCAAGTGCTCCTACTACACAAAACGATACTGCTAAAACAGCATTAGCATACGGTGACTTATGGTTAGATACTTCAGATTTAGAAAACTATCCATTAATTAAACGTTGGGAGGCTGTTGATGGTACAGATCAATGGGTAACTATTGATAACGCTGATCAAACAACTGAAAACGGTATTGTATTTGCAGATGCTCGTTGGTCAACAGCAGGTACAGTTGATCCTATTACAGGCGACATAGCAACAATTACTGCGTTAACAACAAGTAACTATTTAGATATTGATGCACCAACTCCAGCATTATATCCAGCAGGTACATTGTTATTCAATACAAGACGTTCAGGTTACAACGTTAAAGAATATAAAGTAAACTACTTTAACAGCACAACATTCCCTGATGATACATTACCATCACAGAAAGATGCATGGGTAACTGTTTCAGGAAATCGTGCAGATGGTTCACCATACATGGGCAGAAAAGCACAACGTCAATTAGTTGTAGCGGCTCTTAAAGCAGGTATTGACACAAATACAGCAATCCGTGAAGAACAAAGAGACTTTAACTTATTAGCATGTCCAGGTTATCCTGAATTAATGCAAAACATGGTGCTATTAAACAACGACAGAAACAACACTGGTTTTGTTGTTGGTGATACACCGTTTAGATTGTCAGACAATTCAGAAGAAATAATTAACTGGGCAACAGACGCAGGCGGTTTAGGAACTGATTCAGAAGACGGTTTGGTTACTAACGATCCATATGCGGCTGTGTTTTACCCATCAGGTAGAGCAAACGACTTATCAGGTAACTCAGTGGTTGTTCCAGCATCACATGCGATGTTAAGAACAATTATTAGAAATGACGAAATTGGTTATCCATGGTTAGCACCGGCTGGTAACAGACGTGGCTTAATTGATAACGTATCAGCATTAGGTTATGTTGACGCTCAAACAGGTGACTTTGTACAAGTTGCTAACAGAGAATCAGCAAGAGATACATTATACGAAAACAGAGTTAATCCACTAACATTTATTCCAGGTAGTGGTTTAACTAACTATGGTAACAAAACTGTTGCAGGTGCTTCATCAGCACTAGACAGAATTAACGTGTCACGTTTAGTTGCTTACTTACGTAAGAAACTTGAAGCAGTTGGTAAAAACTGGATGTTTGAACCAAACGACAAGATCACACGTGATGAAGTTAAAGGTGCAATTGAGCAACTATTAAACGATGTTACTGCTAAACGTGGTATTTACGATTACCTAGTTGTTTGTGATGAAACAAACAACACACCAGCACGTATTGATAGAAATGAACTTTATATTGATATTGCTATTGAACCAACTAAAGCAGTTGAGTTTATTTATATTCCAGTAAGAATTAAAAATACTGGCGATATTGAAGCAGGTAATTTATAAAATAGTATAATCATTATATACGCAGATAATGGCACTTCGGTGCCATTTTTTGTGATTGTCAGATGATAAATATTAGCATAACCAAGAAGGAGATTTAAAAATGGCGGTTTCATCTTTAACAAGAATGACTGTTCCTTTAGCGAGTGATCAGAGTGCTAGTACACAAGGCTTATTAATGCCTAAACTCAAATATCGCTTCAGAACGGTATTTGAAAACTTTGGTGTATCAACACCAAGAACTGAAATGACAAAACAAGTTATTGACTTTACTAGACCTGAAGTTAGTTTTGACGATATCACTATCGATCTTTACAACTCAAAAATGAGAATGGCTGGTAAACATACTTGGGGTGATGCAACAGTTAATTTACGTGATGATGCAGGCGGTAACGTTGCTAAATTAGTTGGCGAACAATTACAGAAACAATATGACTTTATGGAACAAGCTTCTGCTTCAGCAGGTATTGACTATAAATTCCTAACACGTTGCGAAGTATTAGACGGTGGTAATGGCGCTAACGAACCAGTAGTTTTAGAAACATGGGAACTATATGGTTGCTATTTAACAACAGTTAACTATAATGACTTATCATACAGTGAGTCAGCACCAGCAACAGTTACACTAAACATTAGATTTGATAACGCAGTACAAACACCACTAGGTAGTGGCGTAGGTGTTGGCGTTGGTAGAGCACTAGGTTCAGTAGTAACAGGCTAATATAAATGGCAGGCTTCTTCGACAACGTTCTGAAGGGGTTCCTGGGTAGCGACTACTTAAAAGATTACAGGCACGCCAGCAAGACCTTTAGGTCAGCTGGCTATGCTAACGCACCTAGACTCAAATTCCTCTTCCATGTGTATTTCAATATTAATACAACTGAAATACCTGGGTTAACCAAACTTTTTGGTGCCAGAGATAGTTCACGAATAAGTGTTCTTACAAAAACAGTACAATTACCAAGTTATACGTTTGATGTTGATACATTAAATTCATATAATAGAAAACGTAACGTACAAACAAAAATCAATTACGAACCAGTACAGATTGAATTTCATGATGACAACAGTGATATAGTAAGATCATTATGGTTTAGTTACTACAATTACTTTTATAAAGATCCTAGTCAGGGCTATGGTGGTAATCAATCAACACAATCAACAAATACAAATGCAGGTTCATCAATGTCAAACTTCTTAAACGGGCTTTTACCTATTGACTTAGGTAGAGTAATGGGAGAAACTAGTGCATTTAGCGGCCCTGGTAACTCAGCAGACCAAAATGCAAGAGACATTTATGCTCCAGATAGAATTGGTAACGACTGGGGTTATATTGGCGAAGGTGTTAGTGGTGCCCGTAATAAGCCACAGTTCTTTAAAGATATTACAATTTATGGATTCAACCAACACAGTTTTGTTTCGTACACACTAGTAAATCCTATTATTACAGACTTTAGACACGACACTTATGATTATTCAGCAGGTGGCGATACAATGACTAACTCAATGTCGATCAAGTATGAGTCAGTCAAGTACGGTAGTGGTGCTATTGGTACAGGTCAAGTTCCAGGCTTTGGAAGTCAAGAACATTATGATACCGAACCAAGTGCATTAAGTCGTCCAGGCTCTACTAACTCCTTCTTTGGCCAGGGCGGTTTACTAGATGCAGGTGTTGGTGCATTTGAAGATTTAAGTTCAGGTAACCTATTAGGAGCCGCGGCAAAAGCTGGACGTGCAATTTACACTTATAAAAATATGGATAGTCCTGGTGACACATTTAAAGAAGAAGTCAATCAAGAAGTAAGAAATACTGTTAAAAAAACTACAGGAAATCCTGTTTCAGGCGGCACAGTGTTTCCTATTAAACAAACAAAACCAGCAACAGTGGCCACAGTAGGTGTAAAAACTGGTTCTAACCCATCACCAGGAGGAACGCAAACACCAAAAACTACAGACAATGTAACAAGTAACGGTCAAAATGTTGGCGTAGCTACAGCAGTTAACAATCCTGTTGTAGGTCAAGATCAACCAAAAGTAGCCGCACTAGTAACAGAAAAAGATACTTTTGTTGATAGCTCTACTAAAATAACAGGGCAATAATTTTAAAGGTTAAATATAAACATGGGAACAGTTAACGTAAAAAAATCAACGTCTGATTCATCTTATTTAATCTTTGACAATTTTTATAAAAAAGAAATCAAAGTAAACCCTAACGAATATGATATTGTTAGAGGATTCTTTGCACAAACATTTCGTGATGCAAAAATTGCTGATGATTTTACAGCAGTGTTTTTTCAAATTGCAACAGGTTACGAAAAACCACCACTAGAACTTTTAGAAGAATTCAAAGGCCAAGACGGCGTTACTGTGAATGCTACTCTAGCATACTATCTTAATGGATTAAGATCAAAGTCAACTCTTATTGGTGTCAGTGTAGTTCAACAACCTAATTACTATGCTGCCAGAAATGTGCAGGTATAGTAAATGGCCAAATTTCACAAAGGCAAATTTACTGTAAAAAACCCAGAAAAGTTTGTAGGTAGTAGAATGCCTACATTCAGATCTAGTTGGGAAAGTGCTTTCATGCAATTTTGTGACAGTCATCCTAGTGTAGTCAAATGGGCTAGTGAATGCGTTAAAATCCCCTATATACACCCGTTTACAGGTAAACAGACAAACTACATACCTGACTTTTTAGTTCAGTACCAAGACAAAACAGGTAAATTAATAACAGAGCTGGTAGAAATTAAGCCTAAGAATCAAAGTATTATAGAAAGTAAAAACCAGAATCGTAGACTAGCAGAAACTGTAGCAATTAATCATGCTAAATGGGAACAGGCCGCTAAGTGGTGTAAACAAAACGGACTACGTTTTAGAGTAGTTACAGAAGAAGATATTTTTAGAAGTGGTGCAAGATAATGACAAAAAAACTAGAAGAAATTTTTAATTTAGATACTAACGAAAAGGAAGATAGTATTGATGTTACTGAACCTCTACCTCAGGAGACTAATGGCAAACCACAACTTCCACAAGAAACACTTTCAAATATAGAAAAAATTGAAGATGCACTACCTGCTGTTAAAGGGCTAGAAGCCGGCGATGGCGAAATGGATGAACTAGCTGAACTTGCTAAATCATCGTACAAGGACTTAATGGATTTGGGTATGAATGTGGATAGTCGCTTTTCGTCAGAGATTTTTGGTGTTGCTAGTGGGCTATTAGGACATGCTATCACAGCAAAAACAGCAAAACTAAACAAAAAGTTACGTATGATTGATCTACAACTTAAAAAAGCACAGCTAGATCAAAAAGAAAGACAGCTTACACATAAAAAAGGTGAAGAAGTTGAAGAAGGGCACGGTCATATACTTGATCGTAACGAATTACTAAAAGAGTTACTTAGAAAAGATGACCCAAAAGAGTAATAGTAGCATAAATACTATCAATAGGGGAATATGAAATTATGAATAAAACATTTAAACAATATTTAACAGAGTCGACACAAACGTACTCATATAAAATTAAAGTTGCAGGCGGCTGTGATGCTGACTGTATCAAACACATGGAAGAAAAGTTAAGCCGTTATGACATTATTAAAATGACTGAGCCTAAGACTACTCCAGTAATGGAAGATCCATTAGACTTTCCTGGTACAAAAAACATGGAAGTTTGTATGTTTGAAATTGAACTAAACTATCCAGCATCAGCAGATGAACTTTACGCATTAATTGAAGAATGCTCACGTAAACCTAAGTCACAAATTAAAGTTATCACTAAACACTTTGCTGATAGTTGGGAAAACAATGAAGGCAGTGAACCAGAAGAAGGCCCACTGTTAGAAAAAGAGTATCCTGAAGAAACTAAAGAACAAAAAGAAGCAAAAGAAAATCACGCTAAGCCAGAAGATGCAATAGAAAATGCAGGTGACGCAAAATTTGAAGTAGCAGGAGGCGCAACCCCTAAAGCCGAAACTACTAACGACTTACCTCAGGGCGATAAGAGTCCAGTGGGTAGTACTAAAAATAAAAAGCCTGACGTAAAGTCAGCGGCTAGATAAGAGGACAAACCCATGGCAAACGAAATGTATGATGTTTTAGAAAGATTAAAAGCAATTGAAAACCCAACAGAAGATCAACAGGCGGCAATTAAGTCTGCTGAAGCAATGACAACTGCACCTGCTCCGGCTGAAGCAGTTGAAACAACAGTAACTGGTGACAATGTGTATACAGAGTATGCACCAAGTGAGCCAGCTGACTATGCTAAACTAGCAGGTGTTCCGACACTAGCAGTACAAACTGAGCCTACTAACGAGTCAGTAGAAGCTGAAGAAGAATCAATTACAGAAGCACAAAGTCCAGCACAGAAAGCGGCTTTTCAGAAAATGTTAGATGCTAAAAAAGGCAAAACAGAAGATAAAGACGAGGACGAGGACGAGGACAAAGAAGAAGTAGAAGAGTCAATTGATGTGCATGAAGATGATGCACAAGAAGAAGAAGTAATTTCTGAAGGCCCAACACGTAAAGATTTTCAAATGGTAGCAGACTTAATTAAAAATGCTGAACCAGCTAAGAAAGCAGAACTAGCACAACATCACGCAGATGTTTTTGCTAAACAAAATCCACGCTTTGACAAAGAAAGATTTATGGCGGCGTGTGGTATTGAAGAATCAGTAGAAGCAGATGAAAGCATTTTAGAATACTATGATCCAAATCATGTATCTGACATTATTAAAAAGCATGAAGCAAATGGTCATGAAGTTGAAATGGATCCATACAAAGATGATGAAGCAGGTTTTACTGTTACATTTAAAGATGGTTCACGTAGACACTATCACTATACACAAAAAGGTACTAAAGTTACATCATTGGAACCAGTAGATGCAATAGTTGACCCAGATGCACCTAAGAGAGAGCGTGGTCGTCCTAAGAAGGAAGGTATTGAAGAAGTAGAAGTAGATGAATTAACAAGACAATTTGAATCAAAACTTGCTGATTTACTTCCTGCAGAAGAAGTAGTTACAGAAGCAACACAAATTAATGAAAGTGTACAACTAACACAATCAATTGATGATCAAGGCAATGAGTCAGTAAACATTAATGCTCAGGGCGATCACGTTGATATGGTTAAACAACTATTAGCACTATCGGGTATGCGTTCAGATGGTTATAAAGAATATAAACCAGAAGAAGAACACGAGGAAGTAGGAGAAGAACTTGCTAATTCACCTGATCCTAAATATGCTGATGTTGACACACAGTTAAACAAACAGTCAGGTGGTTTAAATGGTCCTAAAGACAAGTCAGCACTACGTGGTGACAGTGTTAAACTACACGACAGCAAAGAGTTAGAAGAAAGCCTTTTAGACTTATACAAAGAATACAAAGGTTAATACCATGCTTGTTCGTGAAGTATTAGAACGACCTAACACAATAGAACAAGCGTTCCAGTATCACATTGACAAAAATATTCCTATCAGGGAGAATATATTTCGCCCTGGTAGCGATAATTACTTTGCGTTGTTTAACTATGCTAGACAGCAGATCAAAGAAGGTAACTACACACCAGACTGGGAAGATCAGGACTTATTAGAATCAGATATTGGCCAAGTTGTTACTCTTAAAAACGGATACAAAGTACCGTTAGATCAACCATTTGCAGATGATGCTATATCTGAAGCAGAATACCAAGGTAAGAAAGTAGAACTTAATAAACCTAAACGTGGTGGATCTAAGAAGTTTTATGTCTACGTTAAAAATCCTAAAACAGGTAAAGTTAAAAAAGTTAGTTGGGGCGACACAACTGGCTTATCAGTTAAGTCGGGTAATCCAGAAAGAGTAAAATCATTTGTTGCTAGACACAACTGTAAACAAAAGAATGATAAAACTAAAGCAGGCTATTGGGCTTGTCGTACACCAAGATATAAAAGTTTAGGAGTTAAAGGTGGTCAGTGGTGGTAACAAACCATACTTTGAAACACGTTTAGATAATACTATCTACAGACGGTTTGAAGGAACTGTTGAAGAAACAGATTTAGCCTGGCATCGTGATGCTAATGACAGACAGATAAAAGTAATAGAAGGACAAGGTTGGCAATTACAGTTTGATAACGAATTGCCGGTTGAACTAGAAGAGAATGAAACATATTTTATTGCTAGTGAACAATATCACAGACTAATAAAAGGTCAAGGTGAATTAGTTTTAGAGATTATTGAAGAAGAATGAGAGCTAAACAGTTTATTACAGAAAAAAATCATAAAGGTAAAATAATACCTACGCATGATGCCGCATCACCGGGTGCGTTGACTTCTACAAATGCAGATAGATATTATGGCCTATATCGTGCCAGTATGCTAATGGGTCGCTATCCAGAGGCATTAGATGACATTGATATTGAATCAGCCATGGGTAACAAAATGTACATTGGTACATATACCGAAGAAGAAGCAGAAATGTATCGAGAAGCATGTAAAGCATTAGGTATTCCAGTGCAGGACATGATTAAAGGTCCTAGTAGTGAACCTGAAGACACAAACAAACAATCAACCGTTCAACCTTTTAAAGGATATCCTCGATGAAATGTGAACACTGTGGTTGTTCCGCACACTGTGGACAATCATGCACAGAATGTTGGGAGTGCCCAGATTGCTATTGTAAAGACTGCGATAGCGATGATGAAGAGCCCACAAATATAACAACAGCAGACGTGAGGGATTAAATGTACGAGTATCAAGCAGTAATTAAACGTGTAGTTGACGGCGATACAGTTGACATAGATATTGATTTAGGATTTGGCGTGATGCTAAAGGACGAACGTGTACGCATCATGGGTATTGATACTCCAGAATCAAGAACAAGAGATTTAACAGAAAAGAAGTTTGGACTGGCCGCTAAAGACAGACTCAAACAACTATTAGGTAAGAAGTCTATACTTAAATGTAAAGAATATGATTCAAAAGGCAAGTTTGGTCGTATTCTAGGTGACTTTACTACAAATGATGGACGTATGGTAACAGACGTCTTGGTAGAAGAAGGACATGCTGTTGCTTACTTTGGTGGCTCAAAAGAAGAGATACAGATCAAACACATGGCCAATAGAGAAAAGCTATTGCGAGAAGGCAAGGTCAAGTTATGAGATTTGAAGAATTCCGAGAAGGTCAATTTAGAGCAAACGATGTAGAAGAGTTTGTTCCTAGTCACGAGCAACTTGATAAGATTAAAAATAAGTTCTTACCAGACTGGGAAATGTTAGATCATCGAGAAATACAAACAATGTATGTTTGCCAAGATCACAGACAAGCAGAAGAAATGATAGGCTTTATTAATGACCTATCTGAGAAAATGGATCACTTTGCAGAAGTAACACAAGACGTTACAGAAGTTAAAGTAAAGACGTCTACGTTTGACGTTAAGGGTCTTACAGTACTTGATTTCCAACTTGCTATGTCAGTAGACGCCTACGCAGAAGAAAAAGGCATTAAACAAGCTTCTACATCAGGCAACTTTGGTATGCACGAAGCTCATCCTAACAGCAAAGTCTATGACAAATGCTGGAAAGGTTATAAAAAAGTTCCAGGCAAGAAGCGTGGCGAACCAGGCAGTTGCGTTAAAGAAGAAAACTTAGATAATTGCAAACACGGCAAATACTACTGCTCTACAGATAAAAAGTGGAAGTGTCGCCAAGGCCCTAAGCAATCACGCGGTTAACATGTTTCAACGAGTTAATGTTCCACTAGTACAAAACCCCCTTTGTACACTAGCAGTGGAGCAACTCACCAATAAAGATTTCCACTATTACGATAAAGATGGCTTTGAGTTAACTCAAGCAGAACAACGCTATTATGAAGCAGAAGGTCATCCTTTAGATCAACCAATACTCAATCATAGACTATGGCAAGAACAATGGCTAACTTTAGATCATCCTAGACTCTTGTTAGATCACGCAATGATTTTACACCGTGCTAGTTTTGCTGACCAAGCCAGAGAACAACTGTTAGAACTACAAAAAACTATTCCACAAGCAGACTTACTGTTACGCACACGTCAACAATGGGGTTGGGACTTTGACATAGACTATGTTAGAGATGACGGGGAAGTTTTTGAAGTACTACATGTTGAATGTGACTTCAACGACTTTAATGAGTTTAGAGATAAACTATATGCGTTTGAAGATAAAATAAATCGGTTGGACTTTGAAGACTCAGCAAGACAGATATGGCGTGAAAGAGATGAATGGCAACACCTTAAAGGGTTTACACAAAACGACTGGAAGGCTAAATATTTGCTAGGATGGAACAAGAGTGAATACACAGAAAAGGCAATATAATGTACGAACAATTAGCAAGACATTTAACTAAATCGTTATTTTCACAAAAGTGGGGCGGCGGTTTATTAAGCCCTGATGGTGCTACTTTTTATGTTAACATTCCTAAGAACGCCAGTAGTTTTACTAACAGTTGGCTAGTTGAAAATGGCTGGACCACTTTTAATTATAGAGACATCCCACAAACTAAAACTAAGTTACAATCAATTACAGTTATTCTTAGAGATCCACTTCTTAGACTAGTATCTGGGTTTGCACAATATTTACAATCTAATATCATGTTTCCTCCCTGGTCAGAAAATTCTAAGGCATTTACTATAGATGATTTAAGAACATATTGGCCTATAGTAGAAAGAATAATGGCAGATCAGGTCTGTTGGTTTGATGATCATACTTGGCCACAATATTATTTTTATCAATCAATACTTCCAGAATTACCTAGAAACTACTTTTGGTGGCACCCTTATCATTTAAAGCCCAACTTACAAACTCATTTTGGTCTAAATGAACCGTCTGACAATGTTTATAAAAATAGTAATGTAACTAGTCAGCAAGATCCAATTATGAGTCAAATACAAGACCTAATTAAGCAAACCTTGGCATCTGAGGAGTATAAAGCTCAGGTGAAACGAATGCTCGAACCTGACTACGCTATAATCAATTCAACAAAATTTATTCACTATCGAAACAACTAATAAGTAATACAAACACTTTTAAGGAAATATCATGAAGTTCGACACAGTAAAATTTAAGCTCTATAATGAATTTATTCAAACACAGCGTATAGCTGAACCTGAAAATGAATTCAATAAAATAACAACAGAAGAAGTTTATAATCTTATGATTAAACCTCTTAAAATTAAAAAAACAGCAACAATATTAGATATAGGTTGCTCAGCAGGTTACTTTTTAGATGTAGCAAAAAAAGAAAAATATAAAAATGTTACAGGCATTACATCATTTAAAGATGAAGTTCAGCTTTGTCAAGATAAAGGGCACAAAGTTCGTTACGAACATACTAGTTTTTTGTCAGATAAGGACGAAAGTGTTGACTTTATTTACTGTAGACGTGATTTAGAAAAATCACCATTTCCTTATATTACATTGTTAGAATTTAATAGAGTGTTAAAACAAAAAGGTAAGTTGTATATAGAAACAGCACAACCACATAATGTAAGAAACCACGAAGCACATCCAAACAACTATTCTGTAATGACAGATCGTATGCTAATGAATCTAATAGTTAAAGCAGGGTTTGATATTGAAATAACAAATACCTTAGAATCACAAGCACTAGATAAAGCAACAGAACAAACGTTTGCAGAAAAAGCATACGGCATAGTAGCAGTTAAAAAGAGACCAATAGACGTTAAATAGTAGTATGAATATAGAAGAGCTTAAACACTTGGCAGGTGTAAACTCAACTCCTACTATGGGAGAAAATATGAGTTACACTGCCACCGAGAAAAGCGAGTATATGAAAAAACATAATATACAGCCAGGTACACCTGAATGGTTTAAGTTATGGTTTGCACAACCCCATCTAACTGGTGAAAATCCAATGCCAAGGAAGTGATATGGCTAAATCACTAGACGGCGTATTAATTAAAAAAGCACACAAGAAAACAGAATTCACAACAGCACAGTTACAAGAATTTAAAAAATGTGCTGATCCTAAATCTGGCCCAATGTATTTTATGAGTAACTTCTTTACCATACAGCATCCTATACATGGTAATATGAAGTATAAACCTTACGAATATCAAGAAAGATTAATCAATACTTACCACGATAATAGATTTAGTATATCAATGATGCCTAGGCAAACAGGCAAGTCAACATCAGCCGCTGGCTACTTGTTATGGTATGCTATGTTTGTTCCAGATTCAACTGTGCTAGTAGCCGCACACAAATACGCAGGCGCACAAGAAATTATGCAACGTGTTAGATATGCTTATGAGTCATGTCCAGATCATATCAGAGCAGGTGCTGTTAGTTATAATAAAGGTAGTATAGAATTTGACAACGGCAGTCGTATAGTAGCACAAACAACAACTGAAAACACTGGACGAGGTATGTCCATTTCAATGCTATACTGTGACGAGTTTGCTTTTGTGAGACCTACTATTGCCCGAGAGTTCTGGACTTCAATCTCACCCACACTTACCACTGGTGGTAAAGCGATTATTACATCAACACCTAACTCAGATGAAGATCAGTTTGCTTTACTATGGAAACAAGCAAACAAAACAGAAGACGAACATGGCAACCCAACTGACCTAGGTGTTAACGGATTTAGAGCATATAGATCATATTGGAATGAACATCCAGATAGAGATGAGCAATGGGCTAAAGAAGAACGTGCTAAACTAGGAGATGAACGTTTTAGACGTGAAATGGATTGTGAATTTATTATCAATGATGAAACATTGATTGCACCTACTAAGTTAATAGATCTTCAGGGTATTGATCCTATACGGCAAATGGGACAAGTACGATGGTACAGTAAACCTGAAAAGGGTGATATCTATGTAGTGGCCTGGGATCCAAGTTTAGGAACAGGTGGCGATTACTCCGCTATGCAGGTTATTAATGCTACAACAACAGAACAAGTAGCAGAATGGAAACATAATAGAACAACTATACCTGAACAGGTTCGTGTGTTTGTTGATATTATTAGACACTTAAACGAAACCTTAGAAGATCAAAACTCAATATACTATTCGGTAGAAAACAACACTCTAGGTGAAGCGGCATTGATAAGTCTAGCAGAGTTTGGTGAGGAAAACATTCCTGGCATATTCTTAAGTGAAACAAAAACAATGGGCAATGGTAGACGTTATCGTAAAGGTTTTAATACCACAAACAAGTCAAAAATATCTGCCTGTGCTAAACTTAAAAATTTAATTGAATCAAATAAACTAAAAATTAAATCAAGACCTTTAGTCAGTGAACTTAAAAACTTTGTAGCACACGGCACAAGTTATGCGGCTAAACCAGGTGAGCATGACGACTTAGTTATGGCAACAGTATTGGGTGTGCGTATGATGCAACAACTACAGGAATATCATAAAAACATTGGTGACAACTTACGTGATCACAATGATGATATTGTGGAGCCACTTCCATTCATAATGATTTAATTATGATTAGATAAATACACTTATGATATCATTAGAAGACACAAGACAGAAACTGTTTGACCTACTTGTTGCTAAGAGTTTTGAGTTAACCACTCGTGACGCAAAAGGCAAAGAAACATCTGATGCTACACAGGCAGACTTATTCTCATTTAGCTATAAAGTTGGAGAACAAAACTACGGCACAGTAGTAGTTACTATTAACCCTAAAGGCGAGTTAGAAGTTTACTATGGTGATGTGCTTGGTAAAGGTATGGATTCAGAAGATAAAAAAGATTGGTATGACTTTTTATATCAATTACGCCACTTTGCTAAACGTAACATGTTAGAGTTTAGTCTAAAACATATGAATAAACTAAAATTTGCTATGCAAACAATGGCACAAGTCACTGAATCAAAATACTACGGATTTAAAAAGACATCATACACAAGACCTACTAAAGAAGCAAAACTTAAAATAGTACATTCAAGACCAATTGATGAAGAACAAGGTGATCAGCGATACAGAAATGTAGCCGCACTTTACGTTGAAACATCAGATGGCGAACGTTTCAAACTACCATTTAATAAACTATATGGTGGTCGTGCTATGGCAAGACATGTAAGTGAAGGTGGTAATCCATATGACTCATTTGGTCAGTACATTTGTGAACTGGTTAGTGATATTGAAACACTAGGTGCTTTTACTAGATATGCACGTGGTAAGGACTGGCAAGACTCTGAATCAACAGAACTTGCAGAACGTGGCCTTAGACACTTTGGGGATATTAAACGTAAAGTTAAATCAATGATTGGTAAACGTGGATATCATAAAGCATTTGAAGAATACAACAGCAGTGAACAACCACAACAAGAAGTAGTGGAACGTGTGCGTGAATTATTTACTGAAAGATTATTAGATCAAAGAGTAGAGTCAGCAATACCAGTGTTGGCTAAACTTGAACTAGAGGGTAAGTCAATGAAAGAAATTAAAGAATTTGAATCGTGGGCAGAAGAAATGTCATACGATGTAAACGAAGGTTTTGATCCAGATTCATGGGAAAGCGAAATGGAATGGGAATTTGCTGGTGATGATGGTGAACCAGGCTACGGTGGTGTACGCTACACAGTAGTTGTTGATAAAGAACAAAATAAAGCATTTGTAGATCCTAAATCATTAAATGCTTGGTGTAACGGTGACGGCAACAATAAACTAACAGACGAATGGTGTACACAAATGGTACAGCCAGGCGGCGAGTTACACAACGAAGCATTAGAAGCGGCTCAAGAAGATGCAGACGCAGAGTGGGACGCAAGAGACGCTGATGTGCCAATGGAAGATGTAGAACTTGAAGAAGGTAAAATGAAAGAGCTACACCTAGACTTAGAAGAACTATCAGACGAAGAGTTTGAGAAAAAGTATCAAAGTAAAAAGTCAGATTGGGAAGAAGTTAAAACTCCAGGCTTAAACCAGGATCCAGACAAACCAGCATATATTGGTAAAATGAAAGACCTGGCAGGTGTATTAGCGGCTGAAGATACAGTAACAGAAGAATACACACCATCAGTAGGTGATCAAATTGTTACAGTCAAAGGTACTAAAGGTACAGTTGAAACAGTAACAGACGAAGCAGTTGAGTTTAGAACTGAAACTGGTAAACTGTTAAGAACTGCTATTTCAAATGTACAACCTGACGCAGTTAACGAAGATGATGTAGACGAAGGTAATGAATTTTCATTAGCACTTGCTAACGCTAAACGTGATGGCAAAAAAGAGTTTGAAGTAGATGGTAAAATATATAAAGTAGAAGAAAACTACGTTGAGAGATTAAAAACATTAATCAATTGGTAATGTAGTTTTTGACAAACCCTCAAAGAAAGCACATAATTTAGTTTATGTGCTTTTTTTATGACCATTTGGTAAAATATACCAATATTATTGTTGACAGCATAAATAAATTATATTACACTATTAAGGTAGTGTTTTATTAGGCACACATTAAGGCAAATTATTATGGCACATAAAGGAGAAATACATTATGGCAAGTTTAGCAGATATTAGAGCAAAATTACAGGCGGCAGAATCACGCAGTCAAGGCAACAACCAATCATACACCGGTGATAACGCAATTTATCCACACTGGAACATCAAAGAAGGCGAATCAGCAACAATCAGATTCCTTCCAGACGCAGATCCAAACAACACATTCTTTTGGGTAGAACGTAACATGATCCGTTTACCATTTAACGGCGTTAAAGGCGAAATGGATAATAAGAACGTATTAGTTCAAGTACCATGTGTAGAAATGTGGGGTGATTCGTGTCCTATTCTAGCAGAAGTTAGAACATGGTTTAAGGACAGTTCATTAGAAGAAATGGGTCGTAAGTATTGGAAAAAGAAATCCTACGTATTCCAAGGTTTTGTTAGACAAAATCCTTTAGAAGATGACACAACACCAGCTAATCCTATTAGACGTTTTATTATGAGTCCTCAAATCTTTACTCTTATTAAGTCAAGTTTAATGGATCCAGATATGGAAGAACTACCAACAGATTATACAAATGGTTTAGACTTCCGTGTAACTAAAACACAAAAAGGTGGTTATGCTGATTATACAACATCACAATGGGCAAGAAAAGAGTCTGCATTAACAGAAGCAGAACAAGCCGCAGTTAACGAACACGGCTTATACACACTTGCTGACTTCTTACCTAAGAAGCCTAGTGAGCAAGAACTTAAAGTTATGAAAGAAATGTTTGAAGCATCAGTAGATGGCAGACCATATGACGCAGAGCGTTGGGGTGCTTACTACAGACCATCAGGCATGCAGGTTCCACAAAACGCACCATCAGTTAGTGTTACACCAGCACCAACAGCAACTCCTGTACAGGAAACAGCACCAGCGGCTACTCCTGAACCAACAGTTGCTCCTGCACCAGCAGTTGAAACAGCACCGGCTCCAGAGCCAGTAGCAGAAACAGCGGCGGCACCTGCAGGTGGATCTAAAGCAGAAGATATTCTTGCTATGATCCGTGCAAGAAAATCATAATAAGTAGTTGTGATATTGGGCGGTAATTTAATTTTACCGCTCAATCTTTCTTTATAACTATTATTATGAAAATAGCAATTACAGGACACTCTTCTGGCATTGGCCAAGCACTAACACGTCAATATAAACAGCGTGGACATACCGTTATAGGTCTTTCCAAGCGAGATGGAAATGATATACGTAATATAAATCGTGTAGCAGATCAAATTGAATCGTGTGATATGTTTATTAACAATGCACAGCAAGGCTTTGCACAAACAGATTTATTGTTTGAAATACACAATAGATGGAAAGGTCAGGAAGGTAAAGAAATTATAGTTATTAGTACTATGATGACTATGTCAGGTCCTGATTGTGATGAGCATATTCCATATTACTCACAGAAGGTTGCATTAGAAAATGCTAGTTTGCAATTAGCATTATCCACACTGTGGCCTAAAATTACATTAATTAGACCTGGAGAAGTTAATACAGGACCACACAGTAGCACTCAAGCCTGTGATGTAGATGCCTGGGCAGAGTCAATGATTAACATTATTGAATCAGTTAAACCCGGACTACGAGTATATGAATTTGCACTTGGTGTAGATTATGGACAGTAAAACTTACCTAACAAATAAAAACTTTTGTCCTATTCCATGGACTGGATTTATGTACAATGGGGACGGAACAGTGCAAAATTGTATTCGTAATCGTTTACCCATTGGCAATTTAAAAGATAATACATTAAAAGAAATACTAGATCAGAATACTGAAATAAAACAAACAATGTTAGATAACAAACCTGGGCAAGGATGTCAAGGGTGTTATCAATTAGAGGCAGGTAAAAAAAGTTTTGATATTGTTAGTGATAGAGTATTTTATCTTAAAGAACTACGTAACACATCGTTGGACACATATAAAACTACAGATCAATTTGACTTACACAAAATTGATATAAGATGGTCAAATTCATGTAACTTTTCCTGCGTATATTGTGGTCCAGAATATTCAAGTAAATGGGTAGCTGAATTAAAACTTGAAAAGCCACAGGTTCCAGCTGAACGTGTAGAAGAACTTAAACAATTTGTTTTTAGTAATGCACATCAACTAAAACATGTATACATGGCTGGCGGTGAACCATTATTAATGAAAGAAAATGAAGAACTACTTAAATTATTATTAGAAGTAAACCCTGATGTTAATTTAAGAATAAACACTAATTTAAGTAAAACAGGCACACCTGTGTTTGACTTAATATGTCAATTTAAAAATGTACATTGGACAATAAGTGTAGAATCAATGGAAGATCAGTTTGAGTATATTAGATATGGTGGTAAGTGGCAAGACTTTTTAGACAACTTAGAAATAATAAGAAACTTAGATCATAAAGTAAGTTTTAATATGTTATGGATTCCTTTAAACTATCTTTCAATATTTGATTGTATTAAGTTTTTACAAAAGCTAGGATTTCATAACAACAGTTTTATTGTTAATCCAATTGAATCACCAGTATTTTTTGATATAAGAAATTTACCCGATTCTACATTGACCTATCTCAAAGACTTATTACAAGAAAAAATTGATGCTAATCCAGGATACCTATTAGAAGACAGTTATCGTAATATGTTAAATTTCTTAGATAGACCATTTGAAAAGAAAAAAGATATTTTATTAACATACTTAAAAAGATTAGATCAACTTAGAAAACTACACAGCAAACAACTCTTTAAGGAAATGTATAAATGCTTACACGGTTAGATGACATACTGTTTCCAAATAGAGTTGAAGTCTACGACTTTCATGAAATTAATAAGTTTTTTTATCCTATCTTTAAATGTGGTAGCACATCAATGGATGCTATTGCTCAGGACAAAAATTTTAAAAAAATAATCAATGAGCAAATTAGGAAACTTAGTGTTGTAGATGTGTTTATTAGAAATCCAAAAGAACGCTATATTAGTGGAGTACAAACATATCTGTATAACAATACCCATCTCAATGTGGATACTGTTAAGCACTATCTTAAGCAAGGTATAATATTGGATAGGCATTTTGCACATCAATATCAATGGATAATTAATCTTGCAAGATACTTAGATACAGATGCAAAAATTTATTTTCATAATATTAATATGATGAATCAGTATTGTCAAAATATCAATATTGTTAAAGATAAAAACACAGACATTGATTTGTTAGATGTTGTTAATAGTCCGGGACTGGCAACAGCATTTACTATAGATCAGATTATTTTAGATGAATTAACTGGACAAAGCTGGACAGTTAAAGAAATGTTTAATCATCTTAATGAAAGATGTCCAACAGAATACTCAACTCTGATAGGAAAGGCATATCATGTTTTGCCCAAGATTTAACCACTTTGCTAGATTGAACGAAGACGGCACAGTTAGTCGTTGTGGACATATGGTTGATGCTCCACGCTTTAATTCCTATGAAGAAATGGAATCCAGTGACTGGGCTCAGAAATTAAAACAGGCCGAAACACATCCTAATGAATGTGTACGCTGTCAAATAACTGAACAAACAGCCAAACAAAGTATTAGATTAGACACACAAAGTAGACATACGTTACTTAAAAAATTCCACAGTGATTACTTAATTGTAGGTGGGGTGCTAGATAATGTTTGTAACTCTGCTTGTCAGTTTTGTTATGAAGGATTGTCAACTACTATAGGCAGTTTAAAGAAAAACATTATTAAATTAGAAAACGTTACTGCTTTTGATAGCCTACCACAAGATCGTATAGTAGAATTAGATATAAACGGTGGCGAACCAAGTTATAGTAAAAACTATAAACGGTTGTTAAACAACTTACCACCTAATGTTAAAATAGTTAGAATAAACACTAACGGCACAACGGTAATACCGGAAGTAAAAATGCTGTTAGAACGTAAGATTAAAGTTACAATTACTTTAAGTTTTGATGGTACTGAACAGGTTAATGAATATGCACGGTGGCCTGTAAGTTGGAAAAAATGGGACCAGGTGGTAAAAGAGTATAAACAATTAGCAGACACTAGTAACTTAATAGAACTAGGATTTTGGAGTACTCTGAATGTGTTTACTATCTGTGATTTGGAAAATATGTTGCGTTATGCAGACTCTGTAGGAATACCTTTTAGTTATGGATTACTAGAGTTTCCTGAACAACTAAGCATAAAAGCCACAAACCCATTTACACTACGAGCAAAAGAACTTTTCCAAAAAACGGACATATTGTTGCTCAAACAACTTGAACATTTAGTAGCATCAAGTTATAATAACACAAAAGAACTAGTGGACTTTGTAACAGAGCAGGATAAACTGCGTGGTATAAGTTACCAAGACTACTTTGACATAGAACTAGGAGAATAGCATGGCCAAACCATTTGATGTAAGTAAGTTTAGAAAGAGTATCAGCAAAAGCATTGCAGGACTATCAATAGGATTTAACGATCCAACAGACTGGGTATCAACAGGTAATTATGCCCTTAATTATTTGATTTCGGGAGACTTTACTAAAGGTATTCCGCTAGGCAAAGTAACTGTGTTTGCTGGTGAATCAGGTGCGGGTAAAAGTTATATCTGTTCAGGTAACATTGTTAAAGAAGCACAAAAGCAAGGCATCTTTGTTGTCTTAATTGATAGTGAAAACGCCTTAGATGAAAATTGGTTACAGGCATTGGATGTTGATACATCTGAAGATAAGCTACTTAAACTCAACATGGCCATGATTGATGATGTAGCAAAAACTATCAACGACTTTATGGGTGAATATCGTGCTATGGCAGAAGAAGATCGTCCTAAGGTACTATTTGTTATTGACAGTTTAGGTATGTTACTAACTCCTACAGATGTTGATCAGTTCCAAAAAGGTGACTTAAAAGGTGATATGGGACGTAAGCCTAAAGCACTAACAGCCTTAGTTCGTAACTGCGTTAACATGTTTGGTTCTGCTAACGTTGGCATGGTATGTACTAACCACACTTACGCAAGTCAGGACATGTTTGATCCAGATGATAAAATATCAGGTGGACAAGGCTTTATCTATGCTTCAAGTATTGTTGTTGCTATGCGTAAACTAAAACTAAAAGAAGACGAAGATGGTAACAAAGTATCAGATGTTATGGGTATTAGAGCCGCATGTAAAATTATGAAGACTCGTTATGCTAAACCATTTGAATCAGTACAGGTTAAGATTCCATATGAAACAGGTATGAACCCATATTCAGGATTAGTTGATATGGCTGAAAAAGCAGGCTTACTAGTTAAAGATGGTAATAGACTACGTTTTGGTGAACCAGACAGTGCTGGTGAAATTAAACAGTTCCGTAAAGCCTGGGAATCAAACGAACAAGGTTGTTTAGATAAGGTTATGGAACACCTCAAAAATCAATCAAAAGAAGTAAATATAGCAGATGTAGAGGCAAGTATCGATGTTGCTACAGAAATGGAAATGAAAGCAATAGACGAAGCCGAAGCAGTTCAAACAGAGGAGACAGAGGAATAAAATGCTGAACGCAATCGCTGATATTTTTGAAACACTTAAAGGCCATATCAATGAAAGTCACTATAAAGAGGCCGCTATTGATCTAGTACATACTCTAGTAGATGTACAAGGTGTCAGCCCAAAAGAAATTAAAGAATCAAATCTATATGAGGATGATGACATCAAAGATGCACTATTAGATTATGACGAAACTCTCGACGACGATGATGATGGTTTAGATCCTTGGGGCGATGAGTATGAAGAAGACGACAATGAAGGCGAGGATTATTAATGAGTTGGTATAGTGATGTTACAAAAGACATTTCAAAAATTCCTGACATGTTATTACATTATGAAAATGAATTAATTAAAGCAAAACAGGAATGCTCAATATACGGTAATGTAGAAAAGAACATTAGAGACTTACCTGGCATCACAGAACATCGTTTTAATCAATTACAAGAAATTGAAGCAATTTTAAACTATCTAAATATACAGTTACGTAAGATTAGACGTAAGCACTTTCAGAAGTATTTAGAAGCATATCAAAGAGCATTGACATCACGTGATGCAGAAAAGTATGTAGATGGCGAGGATGAAGTTATTGACTTTGAAACACTGATCAATGATGTTGCTTTACTTAGAAACAAATGGCTAGGCATACTAAAAGGCTTTGAAAGCAAAAACTTTATGCTAGGTCATGTTGTTCGCTTAAGAACATCAGGCATGGAAGATATTAGTGTATAAACAGTTATTTGACAAAGAAGCACATCAACTGAGTTTAGAAACGTTAGAGTTACTAGACCAACACCCAGACTTTATGGAGTCTATAGGTACTATGCTAGACATAGGTTGTGGACTTGGCCATGACATGTATTGGTGGGCAACACGTACAGTTGAAGATGAAAATGAACGTCAAATACCATTGAATATCAAATGTACCGGTGTTGATATTAAAAATAGATTTGATAAAGATCTAAAACATCACAATATTGTAGAAATAGTTGAGGCTGACATGGAAAACACAGGCCTTAAACCAAATTCATTTGATGTTATTAACGCACCTAATATACTTCAATATGCAATTAATCCTTTGCAAACACTAGGACATTGGTATGACCTGTGTAGAGATAATGGTATGTTAATCGTTAGTGTACCTGAAACCACCTGTGTAGAAAGAACTAAAATTATTTCTGACCAATATTCAAATGAATACTATCACTGGACATTAGTAGGTCTAATACACCAGTTAGCAATAAATGGTTGGGATTGTAGTGGTGGTTTCTTTAAAAAAGATCGTAACGATCCTTGGATACACGCCATTGTCTACAAACAACCTAATTTTAAAAAATTAGATTATAAAACTGCTACCTGGTTTGATTTAGCAGAACAAAATCTTATTCCTGAATCAGCAGTAAAAAGTCTTAATCAACGCAACTATGTTAGTCAACAAGATCTAGTGCTTATGTGGTTAGACAAAAGCATAAGAGACTTCCGCACATACTAATAAATATAAACTTAGTAGTTAATTATTAAGTTTAATGTCAATACCTCATACAGTAATCAATGTTTTTATAGGATGGGATTCACGTGAACCCATAGCCGCAGATGTTTGTGCCTACAGCATATTAAAACACGCTTCTGCTCCTGTTAAAATACATTACCTCAAACTAGATGAGCTAGAACGTGACAAGATAATAACACGTAAGCGTGAACATACAGCATCAACAGAATTTACTTACACAAGATTTTTAGTTCCTTACTTAATGAACTATCAAGGTAAAGCAATATTTTGTGACTGTGATTTTTTATGGACACAAGATATTAAAGAAGTTTACGACAATATTGATGAGTTTGGCAATTCTGTTTCTGTAGTTCCTCATGAAAATTATGGATACAGTCCAAAAACAAAATTAAAAATGGACGGTAAAACACAGTCTGTGTATCCTAAAAAGAATTGGTCGTCGATGATGGTATTTAATTGTGAGCATAGAGATTGTCGTAGACTGAGTTTAGATAATATTAATAAACAACCGCTAAGTTACTTACATAGATTTGAATGGACAAAAGAATCTAATATAAGATTTTTACAACCAACTTGGAACTGGTTGTCAGGTTATTATGAAGAAAAGGATTGGGGTAAACCTGGTGCCATACATTATACAGATGGCGGTCCTTGGTTTGACGACAATACCTTACCTAAAGAATATCAACTAGCAGGCATAGGCAGTTGGAGTCAAGTACAGTATGGTGATCTTTGGTTAGAGTATTTAGACGAATATAACCAACAGCAAGAACAAGACTTAAAAAGAATAGTTGGAGTAGATCAACTTCAATATTCTATAGAATATAAAAAGTATTTTACAGATCTTAAAAAAATATTAGACGATGTACATCATGTATATGATGATACACCTAAGTTAGCAGACTTTGTTAATAGATTAAAAAATCATCACAAAACAGATTCAGTATTAGGAATAAGCGATATGGAAGAATTAAGTGAATCATTGATTAAAAAAGGTTATAAGTGGGACAAAGTAGTAGATTTTTTTACTACAGGCGCAGGCGGAAGTTTGACTGATTGGAAAACAGTTTACGAAGGACATGCTGATCAGGATACTAGACCTATTGTGTTTAGAGGTATAACCAAACGACACATCTTTGATTGGTGCCGAGAAAAGAATAGAGACTTTTATTTTGTTGATACTGGCTACTATGGCAACGGTAAATCAAAACTATGGCATAGAGTAACTAAAAATAGTTTACAGTATTGCGGAGAGTTAAGAGATGTGCCCAGTGACCGTTTTACTAAAGCAAACGGATATACTAAAAAGTTTACATCAGGCAGTAAGATATTAGTAGTACCTCCTAGTGATAAAGCTATGAGCTTTTATGGTGAAGATTTAGATGTCTGGATGGAAACAACTATAAAAGAAATTGAAAAATATACAGATAGGCCCATTGAGATACGTTTAAAGAAAACAAGAAAGGAACGTGTGCTTGAAGATACCATACAAAAAGCTCTCCTGGATGACGTACATTGTACAGTAACTTATAATTCAATAGCCGCTGTTGAATCTTTAATGGAAGGTAAGCCTGCTTTTGTATTAGGACAAAATGCGGCCTCGCCGTTGTGTTCAAACGATCTTAGTTTATTAGAAACACCAGTTATACCAACAGAAGATGAAGTATACTATCTACTTTGTAATCTTGCCTATCATCAATTTACGCAAGGTGAACTTCAGGACGGTACAGCCTGGAGATTATTACAGGAGTGGTATAGTAAGTGAGAGTAGCAGTTTATCTATCGGGCATACCTCGACTGAGTAAAAACGAATTTAAAAAAATGATTTTAAATAGTTGGGCTCAAGGTGTTGCACTTGCTGGAGATCAGGTTATTGTAGTTGAGGATAATCGTGTTATTCCTAATTGTGATGTTGCTGTTATTCAGGGTTATGTTCATGAAGGTAGTAAACAAGCACCTCATTTAATGATTAGAAAAAACGCAATAGATCATCAACGTCAGCATGGTAAACATAGTTTAATTATTGATAGCAATTTGTTTCAATTTTTAGATATGTCAGATATTAACAAGTATCAACGGTATGGATTAGATGGAATATTTGCCAACGATGCTTGGTATTTTGATCAAGACAGAGATCTAACTCGCTGGAATAAAATTAAAAGAAACTATAAATTTGTAGATGTTGATTGGCATACTGGTCCTGAAATATTGTTATGTCTACAACGCAACGGTGGTTGGTCAATGAATGGCGCTAATGTCATTGAGTGGGCAACTCAAACTATTAATCATATTAGAACAAAAACACAGAGAGATATTATTGTTAGAGGCCACCCAGGTGACCTACTTACACTAGATCAACTTGATATATCTCCCTGGACTAATATTAGAAAACAACGTCCCTTAGACATTAACATAACAGAACAACTAAAACGTACTCATGCTACTGTAACGTACAACAGTTCTCCTGGAGTAGCAAGTATAATGTCTGGGGTTCCTGTATTTGTTACAGATCCTGTTCCTAAACGTAGTCAGTGTTATCCTATTTGTAATACTGATCTTAACAACATAGAAAATCCTGAATTGTTTGATAGAAATGATTTCTATCATAGACTAAGTCAATGCCATTGGTCTACAGATGAAGTTACTCGTGGCAGTGCCTGGCATTTTATGAGAGAAAGATTACCTAAGTCTTAATAACTGATTTCCAGTAATCAACGTTTTGATTTATTCCTTGATTTTTTATAGTAACATCATCAGATAAACTGTGTCCTAGCTCTTTACGCCTGGTGCCTTTCATATGATCCATTACTGTTCCTAACTTACTAGCAATAAAAGGATGCCCTGGACCTTTGCCTTGTAGCTCGGGCGACAGGTTAAAGAATTCTGTATTTTTTGTTTGCTGATATTGCTGACGTAGTACATCAAATACATAACTGTCATGAAACTCTTTTAAATTAAATATACCTTCGTTAACATATAAGTCTTTCCAAGAAGACATAAAGTCCTGACAGTCACGATGTTTTGTGTTATATGCTACCCAGCCACATTCGCTATGATATTTGGCTCTACGACCTAGGTAACTAACAAAATTGCTACTAGGACATACTTCTGCTAAGAATGATTCAGTTACAGGTGCAAACGTTTTTGAGTCAGCATCTAACCATATTACCCAGTCATAATCTAGTGTGGTACAAGCATCAATTACGGTAAATACTTTATTACTAAATCTAACGGCATCCCACTTAAAGTTATTGTCTTTAAATGGCAGGCCAGACTCTTTCATCTGCAGTCCATTAGCCCACGGAACATTTTTAAATTTATTCTTAAAGTTAACCAGATCAAGGCAACGTTGATGCAAATCAAAGATGTGTACATTAGGTTTAGTAGTTATGGGTTTGCAGTCTTCTGCATAGCAGTATAAGTCCACCGTGTCTGGCCAATATTGCTCAAACGTGTCAATCATTGTTTGTGCGTATTGTGTTAATCCTGGTGGGTGAAATGTAGTGATGACAGCATATCTCATATAAGTATTTACACACATATGAAAACACTTACGTATTTTCCGGACTATTGTAGTTTAAACTCAAAGCCGGTCATAGAAGCATTCTTAGAGAGTGCAAAGAAACATTACAGAATAGTTGAAAACGATTTAAATGCAGACATAGCCGTTATATGGTCTTGCTTATGGGCAGGTCGTATGCGTGGCAACTATGATGTTTATCAGCACTTCAAAAACCTTAATAAACCATGTCTAATCCTTGAAGTAGGCGCCCTACAACGCAACTTTACCTGGAAAGTAGCCGTAAACCACATCACAGCACAAGGTCATTACGGACATACTGTTAATTTAGATTGGGATAGACCAAAGAAACTAGGCTTACCGGAACTAGCACCACAGCGTAGACACTATGCTAAAGAACCTATACTAATTTGTCTACAACACGCTAAAAGTGAACAAGTAAGCGAACTACACGGTATAGAACATTGGTTACAAGAAGAAATACAAACAATTGAACAGCACACAGATAGACCCATGGTTATTAGGCCACATCCTAGATCAGTGTTTGATAGAACAGAGTTTTTAGATTATCAATTTGAAACACCTCAAAAATTATCCGATACCTATGATGACTTTGATCTTAAATTTAACTATTGGGCAACAGTAAACTATAATTCAGCAGGACCTGCTGTACAAAGTTTGATACAGGGCTGTCCAGTTATTGTTGATGAAACTAGTCTAGCCTATCCATGTAGTAATAAGTACACTGACTTAGACGATCCTGTTATTCCAGATAGAACACAATGGTACGTTGAAATAGCACATACAGAATATACAGTGGATGAAATTAAAAATGGTGTTTGGTACAATAGACTACAATGGGCGATAGAGTAATAGACTTTGGCTGTTTAATACACGGCAATTATTATAGTTGGGACTATGTTGATATACTGCACGACAGTATTCAACGTAATGTTTCTAATCCCATACGCTTTCATGTTTGGACAGAACAAGAACGTGATGTTCCTAACAAATATATAAAACACACACTAACATCACAGAACAGCGAAGGTCCAAAAAAGGCCTGGTGGTACAAAACACAATTATTCAATCCTAAACTGTACGCAGGTCCTATTATCTATATGGACCTTGATGTTATTATTACAGGTAACCTAGACTGGATGAGTAAACTGTCAATGCAAAACTTCTGGGCTGTTAGAGACTTTAAATGTATATGGAAACCTCATAGACGAGCCATTAATTCTAGTGTTATGGTGTTTGATACTACTAACTATGAACATGTCTGGACTAAATTTAAAGATAATTCAGATCGAATAATGTTTCAATATCACGGTGATCAGAATTATATTGATACTGAAATAGTTGAAACTAAAAGACAACTACCTGAAAACAAAATAAAATCGTATCGCTGGCAAGTATTACATGGAGGAATAGATGTTAAAACAAGAGGATATCCACACAAAGACGAAATAGATATTAAGTTAGATGTTGATACCAGTATTGTAGTATTTCACGGAGATCCTAAACCACACGAAATAAACAATAATTTAATTGAATACTGGCAGAAAGATAAATAAACGTAGCAAGGCATGCTTAAATACGGAGATTAAAAAATGGCAAGAACTTTTAAACAATATGGATGTGCTCATGACGCATCCGGATCACTAAATGTAGTGGTCACAGTAGGAGGAGTCGAAGTCTATAATGGCGCGGTAACTGCAGATACTGACGCACACACAGATGGCGACAAACCTGAAAACGAATTATTTTCGTTTGAGTTAGACGAAGCAGTATCAGGCGATACATCCTGGGAAGTTACAGTTACAGGCACAGATGATACAGCTGATTTAGGATTAGGTAAATTAGAATGTAATGGTGTAGGACATCCAAATGTTACTATTCCATTAAGTTACTTTCTTGACAAAGCAAAAGCAAACGGTGATGACTGGTCAGTACCATTTTCGGCAGAAGATCAAGCATACATCGCTAACACTGTTGGAGAAACAAGATTAGGTACTGAAGTTTATAATAAATTATTAGCAGGTACATCACAACCAACAGTAGACGCACCAGTAATTATGGTTGCTAACGAAGAAGAAGGTGAAGATTTAACTCACTTTATGCGAGTAGATAAAACTTTATCGAATGGTCAACTTAACGGTGAAGCATATGATGTAACACCTGAAGGTATGTGGCCAATAGTTGGTAATGGCGAAACATTAACAATGACAGCCAATTTAACTATTCCAACTTGGGCATACGATCCAGCTTTTTAATTTATCCGTAACAAACTCTACCACTGAGCTAAAATAGAAGAAGCACTACTAAATGTAGTGCTTTTTTTATGAATATTACCCCTTAAACACACAATATATAGTCTTTTCTCTTGACAAAAAATACAGAATAGTCTATAATTATGGATATAAACTAATAAATTAAGGAGAACCTATGAAGAAAACAGCAGACCAAGTAGCATACGAGCGTTTAATACAAAAATTTAATACATTAGAACACGGACTTATCTGTGCAATAGTTGGCGTTTATTTTACTGTGGGTACACTAGTATATCACCTATATTTTGGTTGACCAAAAAATCCAAATTTGCTATAGTATTATTGTTAGGTAAACATATTTAGGAGCGAAACGTGGACTTAAACAAATTAATTGACAGATACATAGCAGGTTTACAACGTGACTTTGATAGTCAAGGACTCACTCACGTAAAAAGAGGATTTGCCGCACAAGAAGGTCGCAAGTATATTAAAATAGTTGACGGTTATGTTGAAGATAACGGCGAACTTGAATCACGTAGCGTTGTTGCTTTTATTGAAAAAACAACAGGCGACGTTTACAAACCAGCAGGTTGGAATGCACCAGCAAAAGGGGTTAGATTTAACTTGTATAAAGACATTGATTACTTAGAAAATAATTGTGGTTCAGGCCACTTATATAGATAAGGAGACAGTTATGGGTTTAGATATGACAGCATACAGTCGAGCAAAAACAACTAGTAAAAAATCTAGAGAAATTAGTTACTGGAGAAAGCATCCTAACTTACATGGCTTTATGGAAAAGTTATGGAGAGCTAAAACTGGCAACACAGAAGATAGTTTTAATTGTGTTGAAGTTGAACTAACACTTGACGATCTTGAGTTGTTAGAGAACTCTGTTCTAATGCGTGATCTTCCAGAAACACAAGGCTTCTTCTTTGGCGGTCCAGCAGACGAATACTACAAAGATCAAGACTTGGCTTTTATTGCAGAAGCCAGGGGTGAACTTGCTGGTGGCAGAAAAGTTTATTACAATTCATGGTGGTAGTATGAGTTACGAAGAATATATAAATCAAAATCTATGGGCACAAGTTGAAGAAGTGTCCATAGATAATATTACCAAGTTAGATCAACAGTTAACTCAAATGGGTATCAGCATTGATGCTAACGATCTAGAAGATATATTAGATCTAATTAAAGAAAAAGTAATGAAAACGGTTGACAATTAATTACTAAGATCTTATACTATTAAAGTTAGGTAAACATATTAAGGAGCGAATATGTCAGCAAAGACAATAAAATTTACAAAAGAAACAGATGAGCAAATCATCGAACGTATTTCCAAAAGATTCAACATCCTAGACGAAATGACCAAAGCCTGCATCAACGGTGATATCAGAGCTATGATTGTAGTAGGCCCTCCAGGAGTTGGTAAATCATATGGTGTTGAACAGCAGTTAGAAAAAGCTGGAATATACAGCGAACTAGGATCTAGGCCAAAGCCATATGATGTTGTTAAAGGTGCTATGAGTGCTATTGGTCTATACTGTAAACTATTCAACTACAAAGAAAAAGATAATGTTTTAGTGTTTGACGACTGCGACTCAGTGTTACAAGATGAATTATCATTGAACATTATTAAGGCCGCACTTGATAGTAAGAAGACACGTAAGATATGCTGGAACACAGATTCATACAAACTACGCAACGAAGGTGTTCCTGACACATTTAACTTTGAAGGTTCAGCAATTTTTATCACTAACGTTAAATTTAACAATGTTAAAAGTAAAAAGTTACAAGACCATTTAGAAGCAGTTCAATCAAGATGTCACTACTTAGACTTGACATTAGACACTATGCGTGATAAACTATTACGTATTAAACAGATTGCTGGTACTGGTGCTCTGTTTAAAGATTATGATTTATCAGGTATACAGCAAGAAGAAATCTTAGACTTCTTAACAGAAAACTGCGAGAAGTTAAATGAAGTAAGTTTACGTATGGCCCTTAAAGTTGCTGACTTACGCAAGGTATCACAAAACAACTGGCGTGAGATGGCAGAAGTAACTTGTATGAAACGCAGGGCGGCATAGTTTTTAGTCAGTTAGTTTCGCTCCTAACACTTTCTAACTGACTATGGAAAGGCACATTACCAAAATAGTGTGCCTTTCACCTTTTATACTATATAATATATAATATGCGAAATTGTAAAATCATAGTCCGTGATGAAGTTAATGTAAAGATTGAAGGTCTTGAACTTGACGCTCGTAAAACGCTGACCAATAAATTCAAATACGAAGTCCCAGGTGCTAGATATATGCCAGCAGTGAGACTAGGACGATGGGATGGTAAGGTAGGGTTCTTTCAACTAGGTGGATCAACTTATGTTAACCTATTGCCAGATATTATTCCTGTATTAGAAGAGTTTAATTATGATATTGAACTAGAAGACATCCGTGACTATTCAACTAACTATGGATTTGAAAAAGTTAAAGAAGATAGTTATGCAGACTATGTTTGGCCACCTAACCATCCTGCTAAAGGCCAACCAATCATGTTACGTGACTATCAAGTTGAGATAGTTAATAAGTTCTTAGAAAATCCACAGTGCATACAAGAAGTAGCCACAGGTGCAGGTAAAACTTTAATCACTGCTGTGCTAAGTCATAGATGTGAAGCACATGGTCGTACAATAGTTATTGTTCCAAATAAAAGTCTAGTCACGCAAACTGAAGAAGATTACATTAACATGGGATTAGACGTAGGTGTGTTCTTTGGTGATCGTAAAGAGTTTGGCAAGACACATACTATTTGTACTTGGCAGAGTCTAAACATTATGATGAAGAAAACTCGTGCTAAAGATATTGATATCACAATAGATGAGTTTTTACATGACGTAGTCTGTGTCATGGTAGATGAAGTACACATGGCCAAAGCGGATGCACTTAGAACATTATTAACAGGACCAATGTCACATGTTCCTATACGTTGGGGATTAACTGGTACAGTACCCAAAGAAGAATATGAGTTTATGAGTTTGAAATGTAGTTTAGGTGAGGTTATTGGTAGACTGAGTGCAAATGAACTACAGCAAGAAGGAGTGTTGGCAAACTGTCATGTTAATATTGTACAGTTAGTTGATCACGTTGAATACAGAGATTATCAAAGTGAATTACGTTATCTACTAGAAACAGAAGACCGCATGAAGTATATTGCTGGGCTAATTAACTCAATTAAAGAGTCAGGCAATACACTTATTCTTGTAGATCGTATAGCACCAGGTAAACGTTTAACAGAACTTATACCTGGATCAGTGTTTGTTTCAGGAGGAACTAAAGCAAATGATAGAAAGGAATCCTATGACGAAGTGGCCACAATGGACGATAGAGTTATTGTTGCTACTTATGGTGTTGCCGCTGTTGGTATTAACATTCCTCGGATTTTCAATTTGGTGCTTGTGGAGCCTGGTAAAAGTTTTGTACGGGTTATTCAGAGTATTGGTCGAGGCATTAGAAAGGCTGAGGATAAAGATTTTGTGCAAATTTGGGATATAACATCAACCTGTAAATTTGCTAAAAGGCATTTAACTAAACGTAAACAATTTTATCGAGAAGCAAACTATCCATTTACGGTAGAAAAAACGGAGTGGCAAGATTGACAAAACTTAAACAGGACTATACAATAACAGTATGAGAATATTAACTTTAGATAACATAAGATATGAATTAGATCAACTGCCCGAAGAAGTTGATGATATGCGTTTTAGTGTACTGGACAATTCAGATCCAGCCAACCCAGATCATCATTGGATACCATTGATCTTTTTAGAATCATTTAACAGTCCTGCACTAGTATTACGCATAGGTAATTACGAAATTAAAATGCCAGTGGATTGGCAAATATTAATTGGTGAGCCTGACTGTGGTAATTTAGAAGTATTACCATTAACATCAATTAACGACAGAGGATTTAAAGCATTTCAGTTTAATCCATTAACAGGATTCAGAAGCACATTCCTTGACATAGAAATTGTTGACGTGTATAATGATGTTAATTGGTATTGTCCTAAACTTAAAAACGGACAACTATTAACTATACCATTAGGGGACGAAAAAGAACCTGAATGTATATATTTTGTTAAGGATATATCACGTAACTGTGAAGTAGTACAATACGATAAGGTATTCTAATGCCAGCAGATAAAACAAGTCCATTATACATTGGTAATGAAATGGCGGCGTTTGATCGTAAAGATCGAAACTATTATGATAAGTTTACAGACGAAGAGCGTAAACAATTTTCTACTTACCTAATGTTAAGGTACGGAGCCAGTGTTGGCGGACGTGCAGACTTACAATCATATTATTTACAAGCAACTAACGAGGCAGTTAACAAGTACTTCTTTGACTTAAACAAGCATCCAAAACTACAATGGTTAATGTGTACTGTGGTAAGTCCTAAGATGGGTAATCAGTTTCATTATTGGTTAGCGGCCAAAAAGAAAGAAGGCACGTCAAACAATAAAGCAAGAAAGTTTTTAAGTGAACTGTATCCAAATATGAAATCAGATGAACTTGATTTACAACTGTCATTATTAACAACAAAAGATATTAAGGAACTAGCAAAAGAACATGGCTGGGACGACAAGCGAATTAAAGCTGACTTATAAATGTAAGTATTGTGAAAGATCATTTGCCAGAGAGTCTACACTGTCTGTGCATGTCTGCGAACAAAAGAAACGTTTCCAAGATAAAGATACACCAGCAAGTCGGATTGGCTTTACAAACTTTATACGCTTTTATGAACTAACACAAGGCTCAGCAAAACAAAAAACATTTGACGACTTTGCTACATCTGCATACTATAAAGCATTTATTAAGTTTGGCAACTATTGTGTTAATGCACGTGTGGTTAACGCAGAACGTTTTGCTGATTGGTTATTAAAGGGAAATAAACGTATAGACTATTGGGGAACTGACAAACTGTATGATGAGTTCTTAAAAGAATGGGTATACAAAGAACCAGCAACAGATGCACTAACACGTGCATTAGAAACAGGTGTTGCTTGGGCATACGACACAAACAATCCTACAGAACATTTTTTACGGTATGGTAACTCAAACAAGATATGTCATTTAATCACCGCAGGACGGATTACAGGCTGGACTATTTTTAACTGTGATTCGGGGCACGAGTTTTTAGAAAACCTAACACAAGAACAACTAGCTATTGTGTATGATTTCATTGATCCAGAACGTTGGCATAAAAAATTAAAAGATTATCCAGGTGATACAGAATATCTTAGAGAAATGTTAAAGCAGGCAGGTTGGTAATGAAGTTTAAGTCAGACATTGATATTGATTTTGCAGATAGAGAGGATATACTCAAACTAATTGAGCATACTTCTGCTCGTCAAGATCGTGAGGATGGAGTACGCAGACACAACTCCGGTGTGTATGTAACTGAAATACCTTATGATCCAATCAATGACTGTGCTAGTATTGACTATGAGTCAGCAGAAGAACGTGGCTATGTTAAGATTGACTTTTTGAATGTTAATGTTTACAAACTAATTCGTGATCAACAGCACTATGATCAAATGCTTAATCAAGAACCTCGTTGGGAATTACTTAAAGATCAATCATTTGTAGAAAAGATTATACACATTGGTAATCATTATGATCTTATTAAAAACATGGAAGTAAATTCAATACCCAGGATGGCTATGTTTTTGGCTTTAATACGTCCAGGCAAAAGACACTTGCTAGGCAAAGACTGGAAAACTATTGCAGAAGATATTTGGACGGTGCCAGATGATGATAGTTATTATTTTAAGAAAGCACACGCAGTTAGTTACGCAGTACTGGTTGCCTTACATATGAATTTGTTAAGTGAATTGGTTTAGTCTACTCGGCGTACAAGTGTAATTGATTTTTTCTTAGTACGCTTTTTAGCAAGGTCTGTTAATGAAGTGGCAGGACCGTATAATATTTCTAAATCTTTATTAATAAATGTTTGTAGGAATGGTTTAAACTGAGCCCATTCTTCACGTAAGAAAATATTAATTGGAATTGATCTGTTTGATTCCCACCACCAAGTTTCTGCTAATTCTAAGAATCTTTGTTTCATTTCAATGTCAATGATACGCCCAAAGTCATACATTGTGGTCACTAGGTGATCACGATTCTGCACAATACCTACGTACTCTGCATTGCCATACATCACCACAGTGATAAATGGATACTTCTCTGACAGTTGTTTAAAAAAATCGTTTGACATGTTGATAAATATGTTATATGTATAATACTCAAGTCTATTTATATAATCAGGACCAGTTGGTAATATTAAATGATTATTCCAACACGAACATAACTTCAGTGAGGTGGGCACCCGTGTACGCAAAAGATTTAAAACTTCATAAAGGCACTGACAATGTATTAACGTTTAGATTCGTTAATCAAGATCAGAAGCCAGTATCGCTAACAGATACAACAGTAACATTTAGATTAATTCACAGTAACGGTGATGAATTAATTCTAAGTAAAGACCTAGAAGCCATTGACCTAGTCAAAGGTCGAGCTAAGGTTACAATAACAGAAGCTGAACTTGATATAGTATCAGCACAGACAGGATACTATACGCTTGAACGTAAACAAAGTTCAAGTGCAATATACAATCCTGGATTTGTAGATGACAATGCCGGTGCCCGTGGCGTTGTTGAAATCTTAGATTCTGTTATGCCTGCTCACACAGCAAGTCGTTCAATTACTATTCCTAATCATGGTAACGTATCAACATTTAATTCATCAACTTGGACCAGTAATGATCAAGGCTTACAAACATTACAATATACTCCAAGTACATTTACAGGTAATATAAAAGTAGAAGGTACTGTTGACACTAGTGGTCCATGGTACGACATAGGATCTGCTGTAGCATTATCTGCCTCATCAACTACAGGCTATATAAATATCAATGGGTTTCATCCTTACTTAAGATTAACCATTGAGAAAACATCTGGTAGTATAACAGACGTAAAAATTAGATAGTTGAACATTAAAAAACTAGCCGTATTTGGCGATAGTTGGATTTACGGTGATGAACTAGTAGATCCCTCGCATCCTGAATGGGAGTGTTGCTTTACACAAAATGATGACTACAGGCTTAGTCATTGCTTTTCAGGACTCATAGCAGATAAACTTGGTGTACCTTACGAAAATTATGGACACCCAGGTGCCAGCCTACAAAGTACAATGTGGAACTTCCTTTGGTTTTTAGAAAATACAGATTGGTCAGATACTCTTTGTTTAGTAGGACTAACTGCACCAGATAGACAAACTTGGTATAATCCAGAACATGTAAGTTATTCAAATGATCCAGCGTGGAACAAATATGTACATTCTACTTGGGTAAACTTTGGTAGTGATGTTATTCCTAAAGAATGGCAACAATTTGGTAAACAATACCTAACACTAAGCCACTGCGATGAGCTATCAAAACTAAACTATCAACAAGCAGTTTATTTTTTTGATGGTATCAGTAAAACTAAAAATATTCCGTTGATGCAATTTAACTTATATAATCCTGGAACTCTGGTAGAGTATACAGATACACTAGAATGGCCTGACCAAAACTTACAAGACATACTACAAGCACGTACAGATACAAAACAAATACACGCACCCGGACATCATCCAAATGAAAAAGGTCACCAAATTTTATCAGAAATGTTGTATTCTCAAATAAATGATGTTATACTAACTTAATGTTAGATATTACGACTGTTATTCCTGCAAAACATAAACGTACTTCCAGTGGCTGGGTATCGTTTAATGCTGTCTGCTGTGAACACAACGGTGAAAGACAGGATAAAAGACAACGTGGTGGTATCAAACAAAACGGCGAAGATTGGAGTTATCATTGTTTTAACTGTGGTTTCAAAGCAAGTTTTAAACTAGGACGTACACTAAGTTATAAAGCACGTAAACTGTTATCGTGGATGGGCTTAGATCAAAATACAATAGCAGGGTTAAATTTAGAAAGTCTTAAGCATAAGGATATAGCACAACTAGTAGAACAACAGCGTGAAGTAGAAGTTAAAGTAGAGTTTGAACATAAGGACTTACCTGAAGAACTACGCTTACTAGAAACAGGTGATGCAGAGTTTATAGAATACTTACGCAACAGAGGAATAGATTGGGAAGACTATCCTTATATGATATCGCCTGAGGTTGATGGACGTAACGCAAAACGTATTGTAGTTCCTTACACTTATCAAGGTGATGTAGTAGGTTGGTCAGCACGTTACTTAGATGATCGTACACCAAAGTATATCAATGAACAACAAGCAGGCTATGTGTTTGGATTAGATCTACAACAAGAACATTGGACACAGTTAGTGGTAGTAGAAGGATTGTTTGACGCATTAAGCATTAACGCAGTAGCAGTTTTACACAATACAGTCAGTGATAAACAAGCACAAATATTAAAACAACAGCACAAACAGATAACAGTAGTGCCTGATCAAGACGAAGCTGGACTAAAATTAATTGATCGTGCAGTAGAACTAGGCTGGGCAGTATCAATACCAGACTGGCCCGAGCATGTTAAAGATGTTAACGATGCTGTAAAACATTATGGTAGATTAGGAACCTTGATAACTATTATGAACAGTCGTGAAACTAGTAAAATCAAGATAGAATTGGCAAAACGCAGACTTGTTAAAACTATTAGGTAACGTATAATATACACATGGCAACAGAATATACATTAGAAGTACAAAAACTATTTTTAGAAATGATGCTACAGGATGCTCAGAGCTATATCCGTGTGCAGAATATCTACAATCCAGAAAACTTTGATCGTAGTCTACAAGAAGCGGCCAAATTTATTAAAGAGCATGTGGACAAGCACAAGGCTATTCCTACGTTTGAGCAAGTACAAGCAGTTAGTAAAACTAAACTACAACATCTTCCTGACTTAACAGATGATCATTACAGTTGGTTTATGGAAGAGTTTGAGTCGTTTACTAGACGTCAAGAACTAGAACGTGCTATTCTTAAGTCAGCAGACATGTTAGAAAAAGGCAACTACAATCCTGTAGAAAAATTAATCAAAGATGCTGTACAAATATCGTTAACCAAAGACATGGGTACAGATTACTTTGAGGATCCTAAAGGCAGACTTGAACTATTAAAAAGTAAAAACGGACAAGTGTCGTCGGGCTGGTCAGCATTAGATAGACCGTTGTATGGTGGATTCAACAGAGGTGAACTACAGATATTTGCAGGCGGATCTGGTTCGGGTAAAAGTTTGTTTATGCAGAACTTGGCAGTGAACTGGAGCCAACTAGGACTTAACGGTGCTTACATTACACTAGAACTTAGTGAAGGATTGTGTGCTATGCGACTTGATAGTATGATGACTAACACTAGTTCAAAAGAAATCTTTAAGAAACTTGAAGATGTTGAAATGAAAGTTAAACTTGTAGGCAAGAAGTCAGGTAAACTTAGAATCAAATATATGCCTGCACAGTCAAACGTTAATGACATTAGAGCATACTTAAAAGAATTAGAAATACAAACAAAAACTAAAGTAGACTTCCTTTGTGTTGACTATTTAGATTTGATTATGCCTGTGAGTGCTAAAGTGTCACCAAACGATTTGTTTGTTAAAGACAAATATGTAAGTGAAGAGTTACGTAACCTAGCAAAAGAACTAGACATTATCTTTGTTACAGCATCGCAGTTAAACAGAGCGGCAGTTGAAGAAGTAGAATTTGATCATAGTCATATTGCAGGTGGCTTGAGTAAAATTAATACTGCTGATAATGTGTTTGGTATATTTACATCGAGAGCTATGCGTGAGCGTGGTCGTTATCAAATACAGTTAATGAAAACTAGAAGTTCTAGTGGTGTAGGCAGTAAAGTAGACTTAGAGTTTAATGTAGAAAGTTTGCGTATTACAGATCTAGCAGAGGATCAACAGTCAGCATACACTCAAACAAATCCTAGTGAACTAATGAAATCTATCAAAACAACTACCACAGTTGGTGAAAAAACAGTAACAGAACCAGAGGGCGAGTCAGCCAAAGTTACAGCAGATGTACAAGGCAACAAGCTCAAGCAGATGCTTTCTAATCTAAAATCAAGTTAAGTGATAAATACTATCACTAACGGAAACTTAACTTATGCAACGTAAAACAAAAAGTATTTTAGATGAATTGAGCTCAATGCACATTAGCAAAGACAAAAATCACCTAGTTGAGAGTCGTGCTAATAACATAATCCAGTCTGCTATCAATATTTTTGAACAAATCGATAATCTTTACACTCGAGAACAAGCAGAAGATTTACAGCGTAAGTTTGTTAACGCCATCAAATCAAGAGACCCTAAAAAATTTGCTCGGTCAGTGAGACGTAAAGATGAAGATTAATGAAATAATCCAAGTACAAGAAGCACCAGGCATTTTTGGAAAATTAAAAAATGCTATAGGAAAAAACCAAAATGCAAACTTTATTGCTACGTTTGCTAAAAAAGCAGTTCCAGCCTGGATCAATTATCTTAATCAATCAGAAGCCAAAAATGGCTACGAAGAATTAAACCCAGCACAAGTTAAGAGTGCGTTACAAAAATGGTTTGATGCTACTGTACTACAACCATATACTGTACAAAGTGCTCCGCAAGATATTAAAGCCATGTATCAAAACTTAGTTGATCCATTAGTACAAAACCCAAGAGACAAAGCTCTAGTACAAAAAGCAGTGGCAGGTCTATTAGCAGTGTCACAAGCACGTAGTGGACAAGACGAATTAGATGGTACAGCATCAACAGACAATCAGAGATCAACTCTAGCACCACAGCAGGATTGTAAAGTATCTACAAATGCTGGTAAAATTACAGTGTGCGGACAAGAAGTTGATAGAAATTCTCAAACCTATAGAGATCTAGAAAAATTACTAAAAGCTCAGGGCCAGGCATAATGGAACTATTTGAGGGCGGCAACGTATTTAAAGATCAACAAGGCAATCCTTTAACACAAAGAATTAATCTTGTTGATGTTAAGCCAACTGTAAAATATCTTGAATCACTAACAGGATTACCTTTACTAGATAACATGCTAGGTTCAACAGGTAAGAAGCCTACGTCAGGTGATTTAGATCTAGCAGTTGATGCTAGTAAGCATACCAAAGACGAATTATATAATAAACTAATATCAAAAGGTGTTAATAGCACTGACGTTGCTAAGTCAGGTGACTCAGTACACTATAAATGTCCTATCAACGGTGATCCACAAGACGGCTATGTACAAGTAGACTTTATGTTTGGTGATCCTAAATGGCAACAGTTTGCGTTAAACGCATCACCAGATTCAGAATACAAAGGTGTACACCGTGCTATCTTATTAGCCAGTATTGCTAAAGCTAGAGGTATGAAGTGGTCATACAAGTATGGACTAGTGTCAAGAGAAACAAACAAAGTTATATCAAACAAGCCAGACGAAATTGCTAAAATGCTAATTGGTGGCTCACGTAAAGATTTAGCCAGTGTGGAAAGTATACTAGCACAAGCACGTAAAGACCCTGAATACGAATCATTGGTAGCAGATGCTAGAGAGTCATTTGAAAAAGATGGACTACAGTTTGAATCAACAGAAGTTAATTGGATTGCACATACAAGAGATAGATTAGTTAACCTAGGAATGAAAGTTATTACAGAAGCGGCAAGAATTGAACATCCAGAAGATATGATATTCAATGATGCTAGTCACGGTGCTCTAGGTGCTATAAGAGATCTAAAATGGTTGCCAAATTCAGCACAAGACATTACAATTAAATGGGATGGCAAGCCAGCAATTATATTTGGCCGAGACAGCAACGGTAAGTTTATATTAACAGACAAGTCAGGCTTTACTGCTAAGTCATACTCTGGACTAGCAACAAGTCCAGAAGAACTAGAAAAAATTATGCTGATGCGTGGTGGCGATCGTACTGAATTAATTAATATGTATAAAGCTCTTTGGGCACCATTAGAAGCACAAACACCTAAAGGCCTTCAAGGTTTCTTTAAAGGCGATTTACTCTATGCAGGTAGACCAGCAAAACAAGGTAGTAAGTTTGTGTTTACGCCAAACACAGTAACATATTCAGTTGACGCAGACACTGACCTAGGCAAACAAATAGGTGCAAGTAAAGCAGGTGTTGCTATACACACATTCTTAACAGGTCCAGAAGATGCAGGACAACCTTTCCATGCTATAGAAAAATTACCTACAGGTCCTATCTTATTTGTAGGCCCTAAAATGAAAGAAACACCTAAGGTAGATGTTCCAACAGATAAACTAGATCAAATTGAATCTAAGATTTTGTCAAATAGTAGAGCTATTGATCGTTTCTTTATGCCAGGAAAATTAAGAGAATTACAACTATCAGACTTGCCACAATTAATGAAACAGTTTGCTAACTTTAAAGTTAGAGAAGGTAACTTTAATAATATGGCCAACAGCTTTGCTAATTGGGCAATAACTAAAGTTTCACAAGGCAAAGGTGAAAGACTTGCTAACTATGTAGGCGAGAATATAAAAGTTGTTGAATTAATTTTTAACATATTCAATGCTATTGCTGTTATTAAAACACAGATAGTTAGAGCATTAGATCAACAAGGTGGCGGCATTAGTGCTACAATAGATGGAGAATCAGGACACGAAGGTTATGTAGCAGGTGGCCTTAAGTATGTTGATCGTTTAAGATTTTCAAAATCAAACTTTGCAAAGAATATAAAATAATGGAATTTATCAAAAGCATCATTGAGTCAAGAATGTATCGTAGACTTGAACAAGTCAAAGGTACAGACGTTAACACTTTGGCAGGACTTGTCTATGACCATATGTTAATGCTACGTGTTGTTTATTATCTTGATAAAAAGTCAGCAGTTAGATATGCTAAAGATACTATTAAACAACAAAACTTTACTGGCTTTAGGCAGTCAATGACAGACATGTACAACCTACTTACATTAGTAATGCAACAAAGGCAGTATGCAGATAAACTATTTAATAATTGGGATATCATTATTCCTGAACTAAGACTAAAACGTGTTATCAGAGCAGTAGCAGATGGTCAGTTAGATGAAAGAGACTACGACCAATTGTTAATGATTTTATACAGAAGATTTGGACGAGTGGTAACTAGCGATCAGATGTGGCTACGTAGATTAGTACAGGATTGGCATAAACGTATTAGCAAATCAGATCGTAATCAAGTTATAATGCGTGTACTACAAACTGTTAGACGTCCTGTCAACACAGACTTATACATGCTGTTACAAAAAGTAAGTAAGGTAAGTCCTGGCACTGAATAATGTGGGGGTACTTAATTGGCATTTGCGTCATTGTCAATGGCGAACAACTATGCGAAGATCAAACATTTGTTCCTGACTTTACATCACAAATAGCCTGCGAAGTACACTCTATTCTACAAACCAGTATAATCAATTACGAGCTAAGATACATAGACGGTGAATACAATATGTTTGTAGCACCTACAAACTGCATAGACATACCTATTAGACCTTCAGTAGATCGAATCAAACCTAGAAAAATCAAATAAACTACGCTTTAAATACGATCAAATTGGACTAAATAAGTTTAGGGAAGAAATTATTTCCCACACATTAAGGAGATATTATTATGGCAGTTTTATCAAATAACGCATCAGTTTCAGCATCACAAGGTCTAGGCCCAACTACTTACGTATGTACAGTAAATACAGGTTTAGCAACAGTTGAAGCCGCATGTAAAGAAATCCAGAACGAAGGCGGAACAATCGCGGCAGTTGAAGGTACAGCTGACGGTTCATACGTTTTAGTTCAAGGTGGTCCAACACCATCAGCTACAGGCGTAACAGTTGTAGCAACATTATCATAAGTTTTTAACTTATTTAAAGAGCCCACTTTTTACAGTGGGCTTTTTTATTGGCTATAAATATGTTTATGGAACAACAAGAATTGTTTGAAAAAGATACAACTGCTTGGGTTTACGAGTCACCAGACGGTGGTACAACTATATATAGACGAAAGTTGGGTGATCCGCATTACAAACGAGAACTGGTCAAAGAAATACATGACGAGTTTCGTGACTATCGAGACTGGATGTATAAACAAGACTGGTCAACATTATCTCAAAAACCATTTATTAAAGAAGCTCTAGATAAACTTAGAGTACTAGTAGAATTGACAAAAGAATGATACGCTGTTATACATTAATAGATATTACACCTACAGGTTTTACACGTAAGCCTAAAACACCCGAGGATATTATACGACGTAATCAACAACGTAACTACGAAACATTCTTACAGTTAATATCTTTACGCAGTCAACCATCTATTATACATAAACCAATAAAGATAGACAATGTGCAAATAGAAGAACACGTATTTGGTAGTTACTATATGCCAAGTTTATTTCCTTATACTGTATGGTGCTTTGACTTTGACAGCGAACACGAAGACTCTTATGCCAACGATAAAAATCCATTAGGAAGTCTAATTGCAGACTTTAACGGAATTCCGATCATTGACAATTTAGCCGAAACTGCTAAAATTAATAACACAATCAACACCTTAGGTGAACACGCCAACACATATTTTCAGAGAATTTAGTCGATAATGATAAATAAAACGTATAAGCAACTAGATCTAATCTAGCAAAGCATAACAAGACAAAAAATAGGCACATATAGGCAAACAATAGGCTCAGCATACAGTTAATGCTTTAATATCCTTGTGGAGAAAAAGAGCATTGAGTACTACTCAAATTGAGAAAGAAAATTTAGAAGCCCACGTTGAATTATGTGCCGAAAGGTACGATGCGTTGGAAACTAAATTAGACACAGTTGAGAAAAAAGTTAGTTCATTAGAACGATCAGTCGGCGAAATCAAAGATATGATAGTACATCTTGATCGTCGTCGTTCTACACAACTGATTACTTGGGCTGGCACCGCTATTACAATGTTAATAGGTGTTGTAGGTTGGTTATTAACTAAGTTTGTTTGGTAACTATGTCTAACATAGACCAAAAATACAAAAAGTTAAAACAAGTTGCCTCTCAGAGTCTACAAAGCCTTTCATCAAATATAATTGTTAAAGTTAAAGACAATTACATAGTATTCAGACGTTACACAATCACTCCAACCAAGGATGGCTATTTTGCTGTTAGACGTGCAGGCGATGTTTTGCACGAATTTACATCTAGTAGAAACGCATTGGCGTTTTGTATTTTAGAACAGCATGCCAGAATAGAAGAATCAATACATTTGCTTAACGAGGACAAGAGAATACAAAGGCTTGAGTGGGATATTGTAAATCATAAACATATTATGGATACCACTAAAGATAACGAAAGAAGAATGTTGATGGCCGATTTAGTAATAAATGATATTGCTATAAGAGGCGATATTAAAATTAAGTTACGTGACACTATTAACTTAGCTAAATACTATCAACAAAAAGGATTTGATAATGAAACTGCAAGAACTCGCAACAAATAAAATAAAACAGGTTGGCAAACTTATGGAAAGTTACTTCAATCGTAAGATTGACGTTACAGGACTATCATTGGAACACGCACAATCACTATTAGCTAAGACAACACAATTAGTTAACGAAGTACAATCAAGTATTGCCAGACATACTAGTGAAAATAATCCAGCTTATTTACAAGCATTAATGATGAAAGAAGCATTAGAAGCATACGTAAACGAAGCAACTAGCGATAAAAATCCGTATGCAGGCGGTACAAGCGAGAGAAAAATGAATCATACTGCACCAACAGGTATGATGCCAGCAGATATTGAAGATCCAGCACAAGAAGATGACGACGAAATGGAAGAAGCATGTGGCTCTACTCATAAAAAGAAAATGAAAGAGTACGGTAAGAAAAAAACTTACGAAGCTAAACAGATAAACGAAGCAGACGTTGAAGAAGCACAGGTAACACTAGCGGCTCAAGACGTTGTTGATAGAATCCAAAAAATGTATGAAGATGTTGCAGAAATGCAGTATAAAGATTTACCTAACCTAGCACAAATGATGAAACAAGAAATGGGTATTAATCAAACACAAGCATACTATGATGCAACTAACACAGCAATATCAACACTAGTACAGGCATTAGAACAGGCAAAAACAGATTTAGAAAGTGCAATGGCACCAATTACAGGCGAAGAAACTATTACTCCAGATGAATTCACTACTGATACAGATGTAGATTTAGACTTAGACGTTGAAGAACCAGATGTGGAACTAGACAGCGAAGAAGAAATTACAGACGAACCAGATTTAGATACAGATTTAGGCAGAGAAAGACGCTAATGAAACTGTTTGAGGTATATGGTTCTGAAATGGAACTTGCGGCCTTAGTTCAGTATCTTATTAGTCGTTCAGAAGACTTAGGCACAAAAGGAAAAGTTGGAACAGAAACTTTTCTTAACATGGCAGATAATTTAGGCATTAATATTTCACTGAGCCAGCTACAAAGCATGGCACAGAGAGCGCCGTTAAAGAATATGATTGCAGACGTGAGCCCACAGCATGTTAGTTTTGATTTAACATCAGCGGGTAATGCTACAATGAGTGTAGACAAAGCACGTAAAACGGTGTCCTCCATGGCAAAACGAGCAATGAAAAGGTAAACTTTCAACATTGGTCGTTGCTACTCCATAAAAGCTCTGTTTTTTAGCAGAGCTTTTTTTTGTGGTTGACACACCTGCTAAATACTGTACAATAATACTCAAGTATTATAAATGACACGTTGGTGCACCTAGACATAAATACTAGTATGAAAAAATACGGTATAATAAAAAAGTGTAAGCATTGTGGAACTGAGTTCGAAACTAGACCTAGATTTTTAGACTATTGCTCTCAAAAATGTAAAAATCCCTTAAACCGAGGAGAATATGAACCCTGGAACAAAGGCAAGAAAATGTCTAAAGAGTTTGTTAAAACAAAAATGAACTTGGAAGGTTTAGAAAAAGGTCGGAGTTATTGGAAAGGAAAGGAAAATCCTAAACAAGCAAAAAGATGGTTAGGAGAGAATAATCCTAACTGGGACGGCAAGATCAATAATCAACGTCCTAAAAATTACGTTGATGATGAATTTACAGCATACAAAAGAGAGTGTCGTAAAGCAACATATCGATCTTGGTATGCTATGAAGAAAGAAGGAACAATACCTGATAATACAGGTAAAAGAAAAGACCAATATCAATTAGATCATATTATTCCTTTTAAGCAAGGGTTTGAATTAGGAATAGATCCTGTGATTATTGGTGGTAGACAAAATCTACAATGGATATTAGGTGAGGAGAATAGAAAGAAATGGGATTCTTATCAACCTAATAATGTTATTAAAACTATTTTAGGAGATTAGATTATGGCCTATTCAGCCAAGGTCTTAGATCACTATGAAAACCCCAGAAATGTGGGATCATTAGATAAGGAGGACCCGCAAGTCGGCACTGGTATGGTTGGTGCTCCGGCTTGCGGATGACGGAGACGTCATGAAGTTACAGATCAGGGTGGATGATGGAATCATCACGGACGCAAAATTTAAAACGTATGGCTGTGGTAGTGCTATTGCTAGTTCTAGTCTTGTCACAGAACTTCTCAAGGGCAAGACCCTCGATGAGGCTACAGCTATTAAGAACACCGACATTGTTGAGGAGTTGGCACTCCCTCCAGTTAAAATCCACTGCTCGGTACTCGCTGAAGATGCTATTAAGAGTGCGATAGCAGATTACAACTCAAAGAATGGATCATAAGTTTGTATTAAACTATAACTTACTAGCCAGTAAAGAACTAGTACAAGTTTATAGCAAACTTAGCCAATCAGAGCGTAGATATATCAATAGAGAAATGTTATTACATGTGCCTATATTAAATTGGTTAGACACTAATATAGGCACAATAACATTTGATGTAGATATTGGTCTAGAATATATCATAGGTGACGGATGGCGACTACATAATTATATGTACGATCACGAACTAGGCACTAAAAGTGAAATATGGTTTGATCCTTATGTGGATAAACACAAAATAACGGAGTTTGCACTAAGATGGGTGAATTAATTACAATAACAGATTCAGCAGTAGCAAAAATAAAAGAAATTCTAGCTGAGGAAAATAATCCTAACATGAAAGTTAGAATGTTTGTTGAAGGTGGCGGTTGCTCAGGTATGCAATACGGCTTTACCTTAGACGAAGAACAAAACGAAGACGACTTTGATATCGAAAAAGATGGAGTACATATTCTAATAGATAGCATGAGTTCACAATATGTACAGGGTGCAGAAGTTGATTGGACTGAATCTGTACAAGGTAGTCAATTTGCTATTCGTAATCCAAATGCAACTACAAGTTGTGGGTGTGGGTCAAGTTTTTCAGTATGATAACTCTGACAGATTCAGCACACGCAAAAGCTCTATCAGCAATTAATTCAAGAGAAGGTACAATAGGACTTCGTGTTGGTGTAAGAACCACAGGGTGTTCGGGCATGGCCTATGTGTTAGAGTTTGTAGACACTTTGGAGGAATGGGATAAGGTGTTTGACAATAATGGTGTTAAAATAATAGTAGACGAGAAAAGTCTAGCATACCTTAAAGGTCTAGAAATGGACTATGTTAAAAAAGGGCTAAACGAAGGCTTTGAATTTATTAATCCTAATGCGACAGGCGAATGTGGTTGTGGCGAAAGTTTTACGGTAAAATGATAACAAACAAATTTGATTATAAAGAATTATCAAGAGAAAGTGTAAACGGCAAACGACTATATACATGTCCTGATGGTAACGCAGTTCCAAGTGTTACAACTATATTGGACAAAACTAAATCAAAAGAAAAACAACAAGCTCTGGCAAACTGGCGTAAAAGTGTAGGTGAAGCCAAAGCAACTGAAATAGTTACAGAAGCGGCCAATAGAGGAACACGAATGCACACTTATTTAGAAAAGTATGTGCTAGGTGAAGAGCTAAAAGAAAGTGTAGGAAATCCTTTTGCACAACAAAGTTTAGACATGGCTAAAATTGTAATTGAAGAAGGACTTAAAAATGTGGATGAATATTGGGGTACTGAAATTGCCTTATATCATCCACAAATATACGCAGGTACTACAGACCTTGTAGGGGTACACAAAGGCGAACCTGCTATACTTGACTTTAAACAAACTAACAAACCTAAAAAAAGAGAATGGATTGAAGACTATTTCTTACAGTTGGCCGCATACGCAGAAGCACACAATGAAGTATACGGAACCAACATACGTAAGGGTGTAGTTCTTATGTGTTCAAAAGACTATAAATATCAAGAGTTCATCAGCGAAGGCACGGAGTTTGATATGTGGCGAGATCTTTGGTGGCAACGAGTCGAAGAATACTATAAGAATCATCATAATGTCTGAAATACTATTTTTATTATTTGTAAAGCACGTCATAATTGATCTTGGATTACAAGCACAATTATTATGGGGTAAAACAGACGCCAAATACAATTACTTTGGCTGTCATAGCCATTACTTACATCATGCAATAGGTACTTTCTTAGTATTCCTATTTGTTGATGTTAAAACAGCACTACTAGCATCACTGTTAGACTACATAGCACACTGGCACATAGACTTTTGTAAGCATAGAGTACAACACGGCTTAGGTTGTGAACGTAAAGACAAAGTTTGGTGGTGGATTGCTGTTGTAGATCAATTATTTCACTTTACGACCTATTATTTGTTAGTCATCTATCTTGTCAACTAGATAAATACTATCATATAAACTAGGATAAAAGAAGCAATGGCAATAGTTCAAATATCACGAATTCAACATAGAAAAGGTCTATTAGAAAATCTACCTCAACTAGCGGGTGGTGAATTAGGTTGGTCAGTTGATCAACGTAGACTATACATTGGTAATGGTACCTTAGTAGAAGGTGCTCCAGTAATTGGAAACACTGAAGTTCTTACAGAGTTCAGTGATGTATTATCAGTTGCATCAGCATATACTTACAAAGGATTAGCCGCAGGGTACACAGTTAAAACAGATGAACCTGCTGTTGAACGTACACTAGGTAGTAAACTAGATGACATGGCCAGTGTTAAAGACTTTGGTGCTGTAGGTGATGGCGAAGCTGATGACACAGCGGCTATTAATCGTGCTTTTTATGAATTATTCTGTCGTGAAAAGAATCCAGAAATTAGACGCTCACTATACTTCCCAGCAGGTATTTACAGAGTATCAGATACTATTAAAATTCCACCTTATGCTAAAATATGGGGCGAAGGTGTTGAGTCAAGTATTATTAGAATGGCCCCTGAAGATTCGTCTGTACCAGCATACGTTATAAGAACAACAGACAGTCTACAACAGACTGGTGCTAACATTGGTGCTAACTCAGCAACACTTCCTAAGTATATTGAAATGCACTCAATGTCAATTGAATCAACAATTGAAAATCATATTTGCTTGATTGAATCAGCAGAACAATGTTATTTTGATTCTGTTAACTTTACTGGTCCATTGTTAGAAGCAAATTTACAGGATGCCTCAAAAGGTACTAAGTGCCTTTCAGTAGCAGGTACAGCGGCTACTACACCCGAAATGGTTACATTTGATAAATGTAGTTTTAAAGGTTGTACCTATGGTGTTAAAGCAGATGACAACTCAAACGGTTTTACATTTACTAACGGTCGTTTCCACACACTATGGAGAGGCGTACAGTTAGGTGAAGATACAACAGATGTTGGTCCACAAGGCTATCGCATCACACAAAACATTTTTGATGACATTTCAGACTCAGGCATTTACTTTAACAATGTTGAAAGAAACATATCAGGACACAACATTTTCCTAAACGTTGCTAATACCTTTAACGGTACTGGTAACCCAAGTGAATCAGTAATACAAATATTAAGTAACGATAATGTTTCAGTTGGCGACATGTTTGAGCGTACAGATGCAGATGATTTAATTCATGTACGTGTTGATGTTAGCTCTAACGTTAGAGGTATTTACTTTGACAATGCCAGATCAGTTGCTTATGGTAACTACAAACGTGACGCAGGATTAAGAGCAACAGTTGAAAACAATCAGTCATCTGCTCAAAATGTATTCACAAGACAAGCAAACGGTTTCTGCTGTTTTGCTATAGACTATTCAATATCTAGAGGTGACGCTAAACGTATTGGACGTATAGTAGTATCTTTAGCAGAAGGCTCAAACGCATTATCATATTATGATGACTATAATGAAAATGCAGACACTGGCGTGGTACTTTCTGTAGACGAATCGGGTTCATCATTTAGATTACGTTATACAAGTACTAACACAGGATCCACGGGTTATATCCACTACTCATTAACACATCTAAGATAAGATGTGGCCACAAGACTTTGAATCTCGTCTTCGAGAGTGGCACGATCTACGTGAGCGTGTCCGAGACCTCGAATTAAAACCCCAACTTGACGCTATCAATGAATGGTGGAGTCACGCACCTAGAGTTAATCATTTAATACACTGGAACGATCAATCAAATTGGTTAGGTCCCTGGGACCTTTTGGCAGAAAACGGATATTGCGAACTTGCTTCTTGTCTTGGTTTAGCATATACTATAATTCTAGTTAACGAATCAGCAGATATTAAAATTGCCAAAGCAGTAGACGAGATTGGCAGTGACTGTATAATATTAGTAGTTAATAATGATTATATTCTTAACTGGGATCTGAGTTCAGTGATAAGTACAGAACAATACAATTTTAATATTAAAGAAACGTTTGACTGTGAACGTTTAAGAAAAAAGATAGGGTAAAATGGCAGAGATATTAGTTACTAAAAGAAACGGTAATAAAGAACCGTTGATCATTGATAAACTTCATAAAGTAGTAATGTGGGCATGTGAGGACATTACAGGTGTATCAGCAAGTGAAGTTGAAATTAAAAGTCACTTACAGTTTTATGAAGGCATTAAAACTTCAGACATACAAGAAACAGTTATTAAGTCAGCGGCTGATCTAATCACAGAAGAAACCCCAAACTATCAATACGTAGCAGGTCGATTAATTAACTATCATATCCGTAAAGACGTATATGGCCAGTTTGACCCATGGCACATTACAAAATTAATTAAAGAAAACATTGACCGTGGTATGTATGATCCAGATCTGTATGATCTGTACACAGAAGAAGAGTGGGATCGCATTAATTCCTTTATTAAACACGAGCGTGATGAGTCATTAACATACGTTGCTATGGAACAGTTCCGTGGCAAGTACCTAGTACAAAATAGAGTAACAGGTGAGCTATACGAATCACCACAGATGACTTATATTTTAATTGCGGCTACTTTGTTTAGTAACTATCCAAAAGAAACAAGATTAAGCTATATTAAAGACTACTATGATGCTATTTCAACACACCAAGTGTCACTACCCACTCCTGTTATGGCTGGCGTTAGAACAAGTCAGCGACAGTTTAGCTCGTGTGTATTAATTGAAACAGATGACTCGTTAGATTCAATTAATGCAACAAGTTCAAGTATTGTAAGATACGTTTCACAAAAAGCAGGTATAGGTATTGGTGCAGGACGTATTCGTGCTATCAAGTCACCTATTAGAAAAGGCGACGCATATCATACAGGTGTTGTACCATTCTTTAAACTTTTCCAGGCGGCGACCCGCTCATGTTCACAAGGTGGTGTTAGAAACGGAGCGGCTACTCTTTACTATCCTATTTGGCATTTGGAAGTTGAAGACTTACTAGTACTTAAAAACAACAAAGGTACAGATGATAATCGTGTACGTCACATGGACTATGGCATACAGTTTAATAAATTAATGTATGAAAGATTATTATCAGGTGGTGACATTACATTATTCTCACCACATGACGTTCCAGAAATGTATAACGCTTTCTTTGCTGACCAGGACAAGTTTAAAGAACTCTACGAAACAGCAGAACGTAACACACGTCTACGTAAAAAAACAATTAAAGCGATTGATTTGTTTAGTCAGTTTGTACAAGAGCGTAAAGACACAGGTAGAATTTATCTACAAAACGTTGATCATGCTAACACACACGGTTCATTTAACCCTGAACTAGCACCAGTAAGACAATCAAACTTATGTTGTGAAATTGATTTACCTACTAAACCATTAACAGATTTAAATGATCCAACTGGTGAAATTGCATTATGTACACTAAGTGCAATCAATTGGGGTGTATTCAGAACTCCAGAAGAAATGCAGAAAGCATGTGAACTTGCTGTTAGAGGCCTAGACGCATTATTAAGTTATCAAAACTATCCAGTACTAGCGGCCGCTTATGCTACACAGAATAGACGCCCACTAGGCGTAGGTATTATTAACCTTGCTTACTGGTTAGCAAAAAATGATTTTACATATTCAGACCCAAGTTGCTTACCTGAATTAGATCGTTGGGCACAGCATTGGAGTTACTATTTGATCAAAGCATCAGCAGATCTAGCAGAAGAGTATGGTGCATGTCCTAAGTCAAACGAAACTAAGTATCATGATGGCGTACTACCTGTTGATACTTACAAAAAGGATGTTGACGAGCTAGTTGATCCAGTTGACCATGTTGATTGGGCTGGCCTACGTGAACAACTTAAACAAACAGGCATCCGTAATTCAACACTAATGGCACTCATGCCTGCTGAAACGTCAGCACAGATTAGTAACTCAACTAACGGTGTAGAACCGCCACGTAGTTACATATCTGTTAAACAAAGTAAGCACGGTGCATTACGTCAAGTTGTCCCAGAATTTAGACGCCTTAAAAATAAGTATGAACTGTTATGGGATCAGAAGTCACCGGAGGGTTATCTAAAAATTATGGCCATTCTCCAGAAGTATATTGATCAAGGAATTTCAGTAAATACATCCTACAATCCACAGTATTACGAAGACGATAAAATTCCTATGAGTGAACTACTCCAACATATCGTTATGTTTTATAAATACGGTGGTAAACAGTTATATTACAACAACACACACGATGGTCAAGGCGAAATTGACATTGATCGTGACGTAGCAAACTCAGTAGAAGTAAACAACAGTGAAGAAGAGCAGTTCAACGACGATGACTGCGATTCATGCAAAATTTAGGGGCAGTAGGTAATGAGTGTATTAAACAAAAATAAAAAAAGTCATCTCAAGGCATTAGCATTTTTAGATCCTAATGGCGGAAACGGCATCCAACGTTATGATGTTGTTAAGTATAGACAGTTTGAAAAGTTAACTGATCGTCAGTTAGGTTTTTTTTGGCGACCTGAAGAAGTGGACGTTATGCGTGATGCAAAAGACTTTAAAGATCTAACACCATACGAACAACATATCTTTACATCAAACTTAAAAAGACAAATTGTATTAGATTCAGTGCAAGGACGTTCCCCTAATTTAGCGTTATTGCCTTTAGCAACTATACCAGAAATTGAAACATGGATTGAGACCTGGGCATTTAACGAAACTATTCACTCACGTTCATACACACACATTATTAGAAACGTTTACTCAGATCCAACTAAAGTATTTGATGAACTAATGGACATCAAAGAAATTACAGACTGCGGTGATGATATTTCAAAATACTATGATGGATTAATTGAATATCAAAGAATGTATGAATTCTTAGGTGAAGGTGAGCATACTGTTAACGGTAAGAAAGTTGTTGTTGATAAGTATGAACTTAAAAAACGTTTATGGTTATGCTTAAACTCTGTAAATGTATTAGAAGGCATCCGCTTTTATGTTTCATTTGCTTGTAGTTGGGCATTTGCTGAACTTAAGAAAATGGAAGGCAATGCTAAAATTATTAAACTGATTGCCAGAGATGAAAACGTACACCTAGCATCAAGTCAGCATTTACTAAAAATGCTACCAACAGATGACAAAGACTACATTAAAATTAAAAAAGAATGTGAATCAGAAGTCGTTCAAATGTTTAAAACTGCTGTTGATCAAGAAGAACAGTGGGCAACATATTTGTTTAAAGATGGTTCTATGATTGGCCTCAATGAAAGACTGTTATGCGATTATATTGAATGGATTGCTAACAAGCGTATGTCAACACTAGGGTTAGAGTCACCATACAAAGGTGGATCAAATCCTCTACCATGGACACAGAAATGGATTGCTGGTGGCGATGTTCAAGTAGCACCACAGGAAACAGAGATAAGTAGTTACACTATTGGTGCTGTTAAACAGGATGTTGACGAAAACACGTTCAACGGATTTACACTTTAATATGAAATGGTTTTATAGAACTTTCCCTTTAGATAAAAGGGTTAAGATGCTTCAGGCCTTTGCTTACATTGGCTTTATTATAGGCATCATTACATACTTTGATTGGGCCTGGCTTGCTATGGGTCTTGCTTACTCATGGCTTGTATTTTTAATAGGTGCGGCCTGTGGATTACACAAATATTCTAGTCATAGATCATTTGAGCCTAAAAACAAGTTCTTTAAAATATTAATGTTGTTTTGTTCAATGACATTGAGCTTAGGTTCAAATGTGTCATGGGCATGTACACATCGTAAGCATCACAAGTTTAGTGATCATGAGGGCGATCCACATAGCCCAAACATTGATGGTGGTGGCTGGTGGCGTAGCATTAGACTATGGTTCTACTACTTCCCAACATATCATATTAATCCAAGAACAGTAAAAGACTTGAGTGTTGATGCAGAACACAAGTGGTTCCATAATCATTATTTTAAATTAAACTTAGGTTGGTTCTTAATCTTATTTTTAATATCACCTAAGGTTGCTACATACTTTTACTTCTTACCTATTATCTATGCGTTTCAGGCAATTAGTTACATTACTGTCTTAGCACACAATAGATATTTGTATGAGTGGATTGGCTACACAAACTTTCCTAGTAAAGACTTAACTTTTAATAGTAAGATAGCATCAGTGTTTGTTCCTGGTGATGGCAATCATAATAATCATCACACACAACCAGGTGCGGCTATTAATAAATTTACTGCTAAGGATTGGGACTTTGCTTGGTGGTTTATTAGACTAGCAGGAAAAGATATTAAAGCTGAAGGTGACTTTCAGCAGACTCATCACACTTAAACAAATTCTACCTGACAGGTATAGTGTTTACGACCTTTGTGTATTATTTCAATAGACTTAAACTCTGACTCTTGTTCTTCAAAAGATTTTTTACGAATATCAAATAAAACCACAGTATTATCATGACTGTGTGCTTTTACTAAATCTTTATATGTACTAGCAGGATAATGAAATCCGCAACTTAGTATACTATATATAAGATCAAACTTTATATTACTATCTATATTAATGTTTTTGGCATCTATAAACGTATAATTCATATTTCTTGAATCATATGATGCTTTTAGATCGTCTAATTTAGAATAAAATTTAAAAGTGTCAACTTCGCCGTACAATACAGATCTTTTACGATCCTTGGTATTATCAAAGTCACTGTCTAAAAGATATAAATTACTATTATATTTTTGTTGTAGCATTTCAGATTCAAATGCTAGACCGCATCCAATATCTAAAATATTAGTAGGAACAAAGTTAAGAAAATTATCTATTACTTCAAAATTTTTCTTTTTAACTTCTACGTAGTCATCAGTGGCCCATTCCTTAATCCATATATCAGACATTTATTCTGACCTAGCAAACAAATCAGCTATTTCGCCTGACAGATCAAACCTACCGTTTTTACGTTTATAGTTTCTTTCGCCTGGGTAAGCATGATGTGTTTCATGATATCCTTCACCAGCAAACAATAAAGAGAATAACAAACTGTCCCAACTCTTGTCTGCTGTTGAATGTGGCTTAGTACCTTGTGTTGCTCGTTGTGCTAGTTGACTGTGTGCTAATACTGTTACCCAACTCATACCTAGTAAACAATATACCACAGGCAGTGCAAATAAGTAGACAACTAATACTGGATTAATTAGAAATAGTATTGCAGGATATATAGCCCATATTTTCCAGTAGTGATTATGGTACAACTTCATATCCTTGTCCTTCATTAGATCAACAACCATACGTGGATTAATTTTATCTACTTCCATCCATAAAAACCATAATTTTAGGTTATGAAGTAACGATTGTTTAAGTACAAACGGATCTTTGTCTGTATCTGAATGTACATGATGCGTTCTATGACCTGCGGCAAATTCTATTGGTGTACCTAGGGTGGTCAAAGTACCCATGAACAATAAAAAGTGCTTTACAAGGCGATTACGTGGTTCTAAGGCACGGTGTGAAACGTACTTATGTAGGCTTACACTAACGCCCACAGTGAACAATATATAGCCTAGCACAAAGCCTAATAGCATAAGAGCTAGGTTAATTTGAGTAATCATTACTAAGATAACGAGTAAATACATCGTTGCTTGGGCAATACGTACTCTGTTATAATTAGGGATTGATAAATTTTTTATTAGGTCACGAAATATATTCATAACTATATTTATAGATCTAAAACAAGGGAGAACAAATATGTTAACTATCTATTCAAAAACAACTTGTCCGCACTGTGATAGTGCTAAAAAATATCTTGAGTCAAAGAATGTTGAATTTGAAGTAATTAATATTGAAGAAGATGCTGAGGCAAGACAGTTTTTAGTAGATCACGGACATAGATCAGTACCGCAAATTTATAAAGGTAATGAGCTATTTGTTGAAGGCGGCTATAGTGCATTAATCAAACTAACAGAAGACGAAATAAAGGCAAAATTATGAAAATTGAAAAGAAAAAACAGTATACATTTAAATTAGTAACTGGTGAAGAAATAGTTGCTAAGGTAGAAGACGTGGGCGATGACCATTATGTAGTTTCAAAACCTTGTACTATTATGCCAAACGCTCAAGGTCAAATGCAAATGGTGCCTAGTGCATACACTATGGAATTAGACAAAAATGTCCAGATAAATATAAGTGCAGTAGCAATGATATTTGAACCTAATGAATCAGTGCAGACTGCATATACAAAAGCAACTACAGGTATTGACGTACCTGAAAAGAAAATCATACACGGATAATTAGATGCCAGCAGTAGTTAGAAAAGGTGATGTAAATTCAGCAGGTGGTGTAGCAACATCAGGCTCACCTAATGTGTTAGTTAACGGAAGAGGTGTAGTACCTCCAGGAACAAGTGTAACTCCACATCCTTGCTGTGGTGCACCTGGCTGTGCTATACACTGTGCGGCATCAACAACAGGTGGTTCAGCAACAGTGTTCGCTAACGGTAAGCCAATCATTCTAGTAGGTGATTCAGACACCTGTGGGCATCCAAGAAAAACTGGTAGCTCAAACGTTTTTATAGGAGGTTAATATGGCAGGTACATTTACTCCTATGCAGATGAATGCTGGTGCGGGTCTATTACAAGATACAGGCATTAGTCTATCACCAGAGTTCTCAGGATACGTTACACAATACAAAGCAATCGCAAACATTGATGATCTTAGTTGGTGTTTAGAACGTATTGACAGAACGGGAAATACTTATAATTACATATCATCAACAAGCACCATTAATAACCTATTAAGTTTAGGTCAAGATGAATTTCATGGATTAACAAACACAGTAACAACAGCCGACCAATCTTTAGTAGGCGAAACTAGTTTAACTCAGGCTATTGTAGATCATTCAACAGCATTATTAGGTGCAGACCTAGGTGTGTTTGCACAACACTTTAGTTTAGCCAGTGCATTTACTTCGCAATCAAATCAATTTATTACCAGTGCATTAAACATTGAAAACAGTCAAGGAGTTAGTAATGATATTAATAATTTACTAACAGGTGCAGTAACAGATACTACCTTGGCACTAAATCCGTTTGCCAGTGATATATTAAACACCGGAGATTTAATTGACTATAATCAATTAACTAATCTAGGGAACCCATTAGCATTTATTAAACGCTATTGGTCTTTAGCTGGCGGACTTCCTATAATAGAAAAATATCTCAATAAAAACAATATTAATTCAGCAGGCCTAATTGATGTTGTTAATAGAAATGACCCTGGTGCTATTATTAATATGCAGGTAAGTGAACTAGGTACACAAGGATTAATTAGTTATCCTGAAGGCATTACATCAAACACTGTAGAACAAAAGCAAGTACAGAATATAAACAAAAAAGGCCTAGGACGTGCAGTATGGGATACCTTAGGTGACATTAAAAACGAAGATTTACAAGAATTACAAAATATAATTTCAAGCAATATTCCTGGATTAGAGTCAGCCCAAGATTTATTAGATCCTAAAAAGATTTTCCCTACAACATACGAATCATTGAAATCGTTTGATAATAACGGAAATAAAGGATTTATCTACAAAGGCCAAACATTTAATAACTTATTCAACGGACTAGGATCTAGTTTATACACAGCAGTTCCAGAATATATTGCTGATAGTAATCAAGCCTTGTCAAGAAGTTTACAACAAATCAAAGATGTGTTTAATGTTAACAGTCAAAGTCTAAGCCAATTAACAGAAAAATTAGAGACTACTAAAGGTCTTGACACTATTAATGCTTTAGATAAACCAGTGCCTGATTCAACTATTAATTTCTTTAAGTCACTATATGGTTCAGGTAGTGGTCCAAATGGAGAGTTTTTAGTTACAGATGTTATAGGATCTGTTGCAGGATATACACATAACACTGAAATGCCACTGCTTATAACAACAATAAGTGCGTTAAACGATTTAGGTGAATTGAGTTATTTGTCTGAGCTATACTATGCTATGAAAGCTATATGGACCAATGATCCTGACTATTACTACACCGTGCCAGGACCCATAGATCCTGAATCAGGTATGCCAACATCAATACCATATTGGAAATTTCCTCCAACAATGAGCGGACCATTAGGAGGCACAGATGGATATAGCAGTCACGACACAGCCACTGATGCGTTAATAACCGAAATTGAATCTGAATTAAATAGAATAGGAACAGCATATCCTACACAGAAAACAACCGCAGACGCGAACATAAGTAACATGTCAAGTCAAGTTAAACGTGAAAAAGAAAACTTACCTAAAGCAGGTATAGTGCCAGCTGATACACAAACTGGAGTTAAAAGTAGCGTGATGGGATTGGTAAGTAACTTACATGACTATGGAGCAGATGATAGTTTAGGTGGTACAGGGTGGATACTTGAACAATGTGCTGATTCAACGTTTTATGGCGAAGCATTAATTGCCGCCCTACGTGAAGGACGTAATATTAGACGTATGAATGATTCTGGTGTAGGTAATTCGTTAACCATTGAGAGCGATACAAGAACGTCTGACAAAGCCACTTTCCTTGAATCTGAATTTACTGTTGAAGAAGCAAAAAATAATTTGGACTTATAATGATTGAATCAATAATATGGTTTCTTGTAGTAATACAAATACAAGGATTTGTTTATACAGTTTATATTCACAGATACAAAATTCATCAACTAATTAGTGTACACCCAATTTTTGAGAATTTTTGTTTACTGTTGGTTTGGTTAACCAGTAATCAAATACACAGTGAATGGTGGGCAAAAAGAACTGTGGCCAGACATATAAAACATCATTCTTATACAGACACAGACAAAGATCCTCACAGCCCGGCATTCTTTAGTTTACTAAAAATGGTACGTTGGAATAAGGCCCACGAACCTGGCGGCTGTTATTATATCAGCGATGATGATGTTAAAAAATATGGCAGACATGTTCCTGTTGATAATTCCTGGATAACACAAAAAATAATAAAAAGACTTCCATCAACAACAGGTATGGTATTAAGCTCACTATTTTTATTATTCATGATTGATAGCTGGTTTGTAATTTTACCAATTGCGGCTGTTTGGGGTTTAGCAATAACATCTGGATTTTTAACAAGTTGGTTATCACATATAATGGGGTATCAGAACTTTAAAGAAGGTAATAATTCAAAAAACCAATGGCCTTGGGCAGTGTTACAATGGGGTGAAGAACTGCATAATAATCATCATCACAACCATACTTACAGAGTAAGAACAGCAACTTTTTCAGAAAAATGGTATGAATTTGATTTAGGGTATGCCGCTATTAAACTGTTAAGTTATGTTAAATTAGTTAAAATTCATTGACAAAGTAATAAAAAGACCATATAATAACTGAATAATACGGTTGTAAATAATGCAACGGAATAGGAGAACTATGATTATGACAATGATCAAAAAGGTACTATTAGGCAGTATTTTTATAGTAATGATGTTTGGTATAGTTGACCATGCGTCAATAGGTGCAGATGGTGTGTTAGCTGAAACACAAAGGAAGGCCGAAGAAGCACGTATAGTAGCACAACTACAACGTGAAGAACGTTGGATGAAAGAAATAGGTTGTCTAGCACGTAATGTCTACTACGAGTCACGTGGTGAAAGTAGACAAGGACAATTAGCAGTTGCTATGGTTACGTTAAACAGAGTTGAAAATGGACTATTTCCAAATTCAATCTGCGGAGTTGTTAACGAGCGTAAAATGTCCAGAGGCGAGATGGTATGTCAGTTCTCATGGCGTTGCGAAAGTCATACAAATCATAAAAAGCGTGTTCATCAAAAACATGAAAGTTATCAAGTGGCACTAGACGCTATCATGCACTATGAAGAATTAACTAAAACACTGGTTCCTGAAGATACATTATTTTTCCATGCTAAACACGTTAGACCTCACTGGCGTAAATTTAAACAAAAGTTAGCAAGAATAGATAATCATATATTTTATCAACAACGTCCTGGTGATACACGGAGATAATGGATTCATCTATTAATTTGATTTTTGATTTAATTTCTGAATCTAACTTTAGTATATCCATAAACGGAAACACTATATCACACAAGTTTACTCCATCTGATGAATTTAATAATTCAGTTGTCACTGTGGATGCAGTGTTAGATCATACTAATCAAATTGATATTCAAGTGACAAACACAACCAATGAAGTTGTTAATCTTAAAGAAATTATTGTTGATGGTATAAGATTTGGCTTGGTTACTTTTTTATGCACCACTGCCAATAATCAACCATGCACAACACAGTTAAAGTCTACAGGGTTAATTACAGTTAATTTTGAAAAGCCAGTCTGGGAATTTTGGTGCAAAAAATATAACAGTTTTAATTATAAGGATTATCCGCTTGGAACCGCTACTTAAACATTTTTTTGATAATACCTTTCCTGGCTTCAATGATACCGTAACATTAGAAGATCCAATACTACGTACTAATGTACCGTTGCTTGATATTGATTTGGGCATTGATGTTGATGCGTTATTGGCATTAGTTAAACAATGTGAAATTAGTCCTGTTATACACAAAATATATCCTTATGAACATTATCCTAGAATTCATAACTTTTACTATTCTTCATTATGGTGCGATGGAACAATGGAAGGGCTACTTACAGACATTTACAATAAAGCACCAGCACCTAATCTAGAAATACTAGAACCCAATGAATTATCACAAAAAATAAGAGACGAGTTAACAAAATATAATCTTAATATTAGAGCTTGTTTTTTATCTATATTAGATCCTGGCGGATATATTAGACCACACAGAGATATGCGTGCCATTGATCATCCTTTAAATTACTTTTGGCTTCCTTTAGAAAATGTTCCAGAATCTGAGTTAAAAGTATATCCTTATGGCACAGTTGATGTTAAACTTGGCCATCTATATTTGTTAAATCAAGAAAACTTTACCCACGCAGTTGTTAATCCAAGCAACTCTAGAAGACATGTAATTGTTGGACATTTACATGATCCTGCACCAGAACTCAAAACTATTATAGAGAATAATCTAAGAAAACAATACCAAATTAATGGTTGACCAAAAAATAAAAAAGTCATATAATATGTTGTATTATGTATATAGGACTAAAGATGACACCTTGGCAAACCATTAGTTGTCTCGAAGCAGACAACAGTAGATTAGCGAAAGAAAAAATAATACGTAACGAAGCTGAGTGTGCAAACAAAGAATTCTTTTCTGGAGTCCGTCTAGCCCTCGATCCACTAATTACATTTGGTGTTAAGAAGGTAGCAGAGCAAAAGGGTCCTAGTGGACCTGGGCTAGATTGGACCATTTTTAAACAAGCTGTAGATTGCTTTATATCTAGAGAAATTACAGGTAACGCCGCACAGTTAGTATTAGATACGCTAATGGAAACTGCTACCGCAGAACAATGGAATAGCTGGTATCGTAGAATACTAATTAAAGATCTACGTTGTGGTGTTAGTGAAAAAACTATTAATACTGTTGTTAAAAAAGACTATCCTGAATATGAAATTCCTGTGTTTACTTGTCAACTGGCACACGATTCAGCAAATCACGAAAAGAAAGTTTGTGGTAAGAAACAAATAGAAGTTAAACTGGATGGTGTCAGGGTTATTTGCATCCTACACAAGAATAAACGCTCAGAAGTGTTTAGCCGTAACGGCAAACAGTTCCATAACTTTGAACACATTGTGGACCAATTGGAAAAGGCAAAGTATATATTAGACACTGACATGGTATTGGATGGTGAGGTCATGTCAAGCTCATTCCAGGACTTAATGAAACAGGTGCATCGCAAGACCAATGTGCAGAGTGATGATGCCGTGTTCCATGTGTTTGACATGCTGACACTAGAAGATTTTCTCAAAGGTGGTGCTCCGGTGCCACAGTATGTTAGATCTAATCTAACCAAGTCCTTTATTGAAGAGAATCAAGAAAAACTGCCCAATGTGCAGTGTCTGTCTTGGGAAGATGTTGACTTAGACACTGAAGAAGGACAACAACGTTTTAAAGAAATCAACAAACAAGCAATAGATGGTGGCTATGAGGGTATTATGATCAAAGACCCTAAAGCAGGTTACGAATGTAAACGTAGTCATAGTTGGCTTAAACTTAAACCATTTATTGAAGTAACTCTAGAAGTTGTAGATGTAGAGGAAGGGACTGGCAGAAATGCTGGTAGGTTAGGTGCATTTATTTTACAAGGAGTAGACGATGGACGTAGTATTAGCGTTAATTGCGGTAGCGGCTTTAGTGACAGCGATAGGGATAGCTTTTGGAGTAATAAGGGAGAGATCGTGGGAAGACTCGTGGAAGTTCGAGCGGATGCGATCACGCAAAACCAAGACGGATCATATTCCTTACGATTTCCTAGATACCTTCGATTCAGAGGACTACAAGTAGGCGAGAAACTATGATTGAAGAATTCTTAATGGGATTGATTGCAACAGCTCGGGCCAATGAACTGCCTGTATATATGGAATATTGGTTATGGTTAGCATTTGTTATAGGTAACGTTCTAATGTTTGTTCCTAGCTTTAATTGGCCAGAACCACCAAAAGAAACTAACAAAGAATGGTATGCGAGAATGTGTAAACAAAGAGATGAACAAGTATGGTGGAGTTTATCATGAGTAGACCCCAAAATCCAAAAGGCTGGGTGCAGAGAATGAAAAAGAAATCAGCACATCACTATGCTCTGTTTAGAGATGACTTACCTTTTGGACACAAGGTTGAAGTAGACAAGACCAAATACAATCGCAAACAGAAACATAAAAACAAGGATATTGACTAATAATTCAGAATAAGGTATAATACTATTATGGATATACAAGAAGCAGTAATAATGTTACACGACATAGCTCGTAAAGTAAGCAAGGCAGATGGACAACTAGCACTAGATATTAGATTATGTGCTGACAGGTTGAACAAAAAGAAAACTTGGTTAGACGATGATGATCTTGAAGAAATCAAGAGAGCTACATAATGCTTAAAAAAATATATGAAGTAGTTTATTGGGACGAAGATGGTAAGAAAGAAATCATCAATAGTTTTGACAACTACTCTGAAGCACAGGCCTGTTATCAACGTTGTATGGAAGGCGATAAAGAAGCACAGATTAATCAAAGTTATGACATTGAAGAAGGCCTAATAGGGAGTCCAGGACATTGAAAAATATTGAATTTTGGAGTGCAGTTGCGATAGCTACAATTTGTTTTTATTTTGTATTTAAAATTTTACAGAATATACCGTCATGAGTATGCACCTAGTAGGCCCAGCATTAACCACAACCAGAACTACTAAATACAAACTTAAACTAACTAAGGCCAAACGAGCTCAGTTAGAAATGGATATGTTCCATTACAATAAAAAACGTAAACGTAATGGAGAACCTAAAGTTACGTTTGATGAATATGTAGATATACGTTGTGGTAGAGTAACAAAAAGAAAAGTACATCCTAGTGAACAAGGAACGTTAGATCCTAACTACTTGTCATTGCCGCCACATAGACAAACTACTAAACATATTCCTAGTCTAGATAACGGAATAGGTGTTGCTACTAAAAAAGAAACACAAAAATACACAGGCGAGAACCTGTTAGGCATTGGGCAATTACATAAGTCAAATGCCATTCCAGTCTTCAAGCAATCTGATGCTGAAGATTTGGCAAAAATGAGAAGAGGATAATGAAAGACTTACAACAAATATATTTTGGTTATAATAGATTACTTTTAATTAGTGGAATAACAATTATAGCCGTTCTATTAGGTACTGTTCATCAATTGCACGGTGCTTACCCAAAAGACTCAACACAGGTAATATATGACAGAGCCATATACTTTTTAAGCAAGGGTGAAAAAAAGCAAGGCTGTAAACTATTGGCCGAGGCTCTACGCACAACAGAGGGCGATGAAGAAGCATACGAGGCCATATATGAAATTGGTATAAGAACCTGTAACTGGACCATAGACCCGAATAAAACCTATGCTTCGGATCAGTAAATTTACAGTTGTTATATTAATTTTATTATTACAAGGCTGTGCAGTTGGTATAGTTAAGTTACTTGGTATAGGTGAAGCCGCCACTGCGGCCACTGCCGCATCAGGAGCAACATCAGCATTAGAAATAGCAGAAGCAGTTGATCTAGCAAAATCAGCAGGAGATGCTGTTGCTTATCAAAAAACAGGTAAAACTTTAACAGATCATTTTGTTAGTAGACTGACAGGCAAAGACTGCAGACTTGTACGTAAAATAAAAAGCGAAGGCGGCTACTGTCAAATATGGTTACCTATTATTGATACCAAAGATAAAATAAAAGTATTCCAAATTATAGAAGGCATACGTCCTGTAAATGGTAAGATGGGACCATTAACTAGACAAGCATTTTGGAACTATGAACACGGTCTTAAAGAGTGGGATCCAGATATCTATGATCAATTTCCTAAAACTGAGGAAGAGATTAAACAATATCAAGAAGAACATGGCCTAAACCCTGTTGGCTATATAGGTCCTGAAACCACCAAACTATTAATAAAACTCCGCCAAGACTTGGTAAACAATAAGTAACAGTATGAAGATAGCAATAGTTACACCTACTAGAAACTCTAAACATCTAGAACAATGCGTACATTCAGTACGTCAACAGACCTATGAAAATGTTGTACACTATCTGGTAGCAGACGGCAATGACGTTAAGATACCAAACTATATGCTTTATTACAAGCACACTAGATATATTCTGTTGGATGACAATGTAGGTGCTGACGGTTGGTACGGACATCGTGTTTATGCGGCCGCTGGATATTTGGTCAACGCTGATGTTATCTGTTATTTAGATGAAGACAATTGGTTAGAACCAAATCACTGTGAAGCTATTGTTAAAACACTAGAAGATGGCAATGAATGGTGTTATTCCTTGCGTAACATCTGTGATGAACAAGGTGAGTTCTTAATGCAGGACAATGCAGAAAGTTTAGGTAAATGGTCCTGTGCTCACAATCCAGACCTACATCACATTGACACTTCCTGTTTTGCTGTACGTCAAAATGTAGCCGCGGCTGTTGGCGGATTTTGGTATGGTCAATGGGGAGCCGACAGACAATTTTATGGTGCATTACAACAGCACTTTCCAAGATATGATTGTACTATGGAACATAGTGTAAACTATAGACTAGCAGGTAACAAAGGTTCTGTTGATACAAAAATATTTGAAATGAACCCTACATATCTTCAAGACTTAATTGCCCAAGAGAAAACGGCAAAATAACTTTTGACTATTAGTTTTATCTATAGTATAATTTATTATGGATAAAAAATATAATAAACAAGCAATTAAAGATATGCTGTATGGCACAATCAATGAGCTTACTAGCGACCGTACGTTTTATTATCGTGGCATATCAGACCATTTTAATCATATCACAGAAGACGGCAAAGAGCAGTTAATTGTGTTACTTGATCGTATTATTCCTCTAATCAAACTAGCAGAAGATGAAGAAATAGCTGAGAGAGCAAAGGATATAACCTTTGATATTCTCAAAGACGATAAAAAGTAGTCAAAATACGATAAATACGTGACTATGAGAAATTTAACTATCAGCGACAAATATATCCTACCTTGGATAACAATGATATCAGGGTTGAGTATTTCAGTGGTTGCTGTATGGTATTCAGTGGCAGGTCTTGTTGCTATTTTTGCCGCCTCGGCTACGGCTATTATTATAATGGGGATTGTTTTAGAGGTTGGTAAATTAGTTACAGCAGTGTACTTACACCGTTACTGGTACAATACAACACTCTGGCTCAAAAACTACTTAGCAGTTGCAGTAGTATTCTTAATGTTCATAACATCAATGGGTATTTTTGGTTTCTTATCTAAAGCACACATTGAACAAACAGCACTTAGTGGAGAAGCCACAGCACAGGTAGAAGCCATTGAGGAAAAACTTACACGTGGACAAGTAAAGATTGATCGTTGGCAACAAGAAATAGATCGTTTACTAAAAACAGGTAACGCATCCACAGACTCTGCACTGTTAGAACAAGACAACGAAGCACTTAAAGAACTTAGAGCAGTTATTAAAAGTGAAAAAGATGTTATTAGAGCAGAAGCAGACAAACGTATAGCAACAGCACAAGATAGACGCGATAAAGAAATTGCCGCGGCCAAACCATTATTAGAAGATTGGGGCGGTGAGGAAAAATATAACAAAGAAGTTGCCAAGGCAAAACAAACAGAGCAAAATGAATCCAGTGTTGCTCGTTCAGACCGTGATAAAAAACTAGCGGCCATTGACAAGAAACACGCAAAAGAACTTAATACGTTAAACAAACGTATTGGTGAAGCACGTAAAGGCTCCACATCAAAAGCCGCCAATGCTGACAAGCGTATCAAAGAACTTGAAAAAGAAATTGATGCAGAAACAAAAGCAATGGATTTAGTTAGAGAGGACAAGTTGGTATTTGAGAAAGAATACAGAAAACTAGAAGCAGAAGTTGGTCCTATTAAATATATTGCTGAATTTGTTTATGGTGAAACAGATAAAACTATTTTAGAAAAAGCAGTGACCTGGGTAATTATACTAATTATATTTGTATTTGATCCACTTGCTGTTGGATTGTTAATTGCTAGTCAGTACGCATTTCAACGTGCCTCTGGCAATGAACCTATAGCAACAGGTAAGGTTAAAATCATTAGAGAAACAGTAGATATTGATGATACACCACCTAAAGATATACAAGAACTTGAACGCCAAGTAACACATAAAATGGAGAAATAACATGGCAAAACCACAAGACGCATTAGATAATATATGGTCCAAGTACCGCAAAAGCCTAAATGAATTGTCAACTGCTTTAGATGAAAATGAAGCACTTAGAGCAAATCAATCAGACTTAGAAGTAGATTGGACTACACCTTCTGACATTTTAACACTTGAAGCAAGTGTGGAAGAAAAATTAGCCAAACATGGTATCGAATAGTCAAAAAACTATTGACGCAATATGGAACAAGTATAGAGTTGCTCTAAAGCGATTAGACCAGGCACTTGACTTACTTGAACCAAAAGTTGTTAATGTTGAACAACAACTTAACAACGATTTAGGCTTAGACTCAATGCCTAAGCCACCCAAACATAATGTTGTTACATCATCTTCTATTCCCGACTTTGATGAATATGCTGGGTTAACCAAAGAAGAAATTCTTTACAGAGAAAACCAAAAACGTGTCTGGAAAGCAGTTAATCCTGATGATAACTTAAAAACAATTAAGTATAAAAAACAAGTAGGATACATTGATCGTTTACCTTGGGAAGATTTAATACTACCCACGGCAGATAAACTAGATATCTCATCACGTGAAAGTGGCTTTGGTGCTAACTTTCCTAGTGATCCACAAAAAGGTGATACGTTTTTACGTGTAGACCAAATTCCACATCAATTATATAAATGGAATGAAAAGAAATGGATTCGTGTTGACAAACAACTGAATGTCAGTTACACTTATAATGAAGAGTACATTGAACATTTGATTGCGTTAATTAGTAATGGAGAGTTTAGTCCAGAACAATTAACAGAAGATGAACGCGAAGCAATAGCACAACATTTACAGAAAGGCAAATAATGGCAGACACACAGGAATGCAGTTTTTGTGGCAAACAGAAAGATCAAGTTAAAAAATTAATTGTTGGTGACGCCAGTGCTATATGCTCTGAATGTGTAGACTTTTGTCAGCAATTATTAGTTGAAGATCAAGAAACATACGAGCGTCCAGAGATTGATCTTAATCCTGTGGCCATTAAAGAATTTTTAGACAAATATATCATTGGTCAGACTGACGCTAAGATGGCTATATCAGTAGCAGTAGCAAACCACTATAAACGTATTGGTAATAAATCTACAATTGAATTAGCAAAAGCCAATGTACTATTAATTGGACCTACTGGTTGTGGTAAAACAATGATTGCTAAAACAGTAGCCAAATATTTAGATGTACCGTTTGCTATTGGCGATGCTACTAGCTTAACAGAATCAGGATATGTAGGTGATGATGTAGAAACACTAATATCAAGACTACTTAACAATGCCAAAGGTGATGTTAGACAAGCAGAACGTGGTATTATTTTTATTGACGAAATAGATAAAATTGCACGTAAGAGTGAATCAACAAGTATTACTAGAGACGTATCTGGCGAAGGCGTACAACAAGCATTACTAAAACTAGTAGAAGGCACAAAATGTCGTGTTAACTTAACAGGTAATCGTAAACATCCTAGTGGCGAAGTAGTTGAAATAGATACTTCAAACATACTGTTTGTCTGTGGTGGTGCATTTACTGGATTAGAAAAGATTGTACAAAGACGTACAGCAAACAATGCAATTGGGTTTGGTAGTAAAATATCAAAAGAATTAACAACAAAAGCATTTAAAGAAGTAAACCCAGATGATTTAAACAAATACGGACTTATACCAGAACTTATTGGACGTTTTACAAATACAGTAGCACTAGAAGAACTATCATTAGATGATCTAAAACATGTGTTAAGCGGTGTTGAAAACAATTTAATAGAACAATACAAATATTTGTTTGGTTTAGACAAGTTAACGTTAGATATAACATCAGATGCTGTAGATGCAATCGTAAAACGCACAAAGACGCTTAAAACAGGTGCTAGAGGCCTACATACTGAGTTAGAAAAGGCATTAATGCCACACATGTATAATGTCCAAAATTATAGACAACAAGGTATAAAGAGTGTTATAATAGACAGTAGTCAGGTAAATAAACCGACTATTTTAACGAAGGAGACAAATGGCAAAGTATAATCCACTACTTAAAGGTGGCGGCGGTTCAACAGTTATTTTGGGTGACCACGATAACATTGAAAAAGCTCTACGTAAGTTTAAGAAGAAGATAGCAAACACTGGTCTGATTCAAGATTTGCGTGACCGTGAGTATTATATCAAACCAACTGAAAAGCGTAAGCTCAAAAAAGCGGCCGCTAAGAAACGTTGGCAGAGACAACTCGCGTCGCAACAACTACCAAAGAAACTTTTCTAATAGTCTTGCTTCTGTGATAAATAAATTTGTAAGATGCCATAAGGGTCTTACAACTTTAGGGCATGGTGCCCAAATATAAATCTTGCTTATTATAAGGAGACAGCAAAATGACAAAATTTTCAACATCATTAGATTTATCACCTTTCTATCGCAATTCTGTAGGTATTGATCGTTTATTCGATTCTATGCTTTCACGAATTGACGCAACTACTTCAACTAACTATCCGCCGTACAACATCATCAAAAAAGATGACGATAACTACATTATTGAAGTTGCTACAGCAGGCTTTGCTGAAGGTGAAATTGACGTTCAAGTTAATGACGGTCAATTAATCATCACAGGCGAAAAAGCTGATAATGAAGCAGAAGTTAATTATTTACATCAAGGCATTGGTACACGTAAGTTTGTACGTACATTCCAACTTGCTGAGTATGTAGAAGTTAAATCTGCTACAGTTGAGCATGGTATTCTAACTGTTCATTTAGAACGAGAAGTTCCAGAACAAATGAAGCCAAAGAGTATTGCAATTACCTATAAGTCATAATATAATTATAATATACTAGGTAGTAAATAATAGAAAGGGGACTAGTATTTTAGTCCCCTACTATTTTAATCATAACAAAGAAGGATAATAATGGGAACACAAGTAGAAATTAAAGACAAAATTAAACCTGACTTTCAGATAGCTGAACCACCTATGTATAGAGTCATTTATGTCAATGACGAAAAAACCACTGTGGAATTTGTTATTGAAACTTTAATGGAACATTTTGATTATGATACTAAAGGTGCCGAACATATTACTTTAGATATTCATAACAACGGAAGTGCTACTGTTGCTGTGTTACCTTACGAAATTGCTGAACAAAAAGGAGTTGAAGTTACTGTATCAGCAAGATCAAATGGATATCCTTTAATGGTTAAAATTGAACCTGAATCCGTTTAGGGTGATAACTAGGCCATCTTGTAAAATCGTGTGCTAGTCCTCTAGGATTACTTACAAATCTAACTCCGTTAACAATTTCGTCTGTAGGATGCGGATAAGTTCCAAACATCCAAGTTGTTACTTTATTTTTTGTATCCATTTCCAGTGCTTTCATTAAATGGCTATTGCCCATAAGATTAATAATT